CTAAAATATGATGAAATAGATATTTTTGTTGGTAGAAGAAATATTGAAATAGAAATAGGAAAAATTTATTATATTGATAAAAGTGGGGAAAAACATATTTATTATCCGGATATTTATATAAAATCAGAAAACAAAATATATGAAGTTAAATCTCAATTTACTTATAATATTCATAAGGAAATAAATGAATTGAAAAAAGAAGCATGCATTGAAAAAAAATTAAATTTCGAATTTCTAATTTTAAATTAGAAGGGTTTTAATTTTTACAAAACATTAACGGGCCTATTTGGGTAGGCAATGCTTTGAATATTTTCCAGTTATTATTCATAGCTTCTACTTGAGCCATACGTTCTAAAAGGATAAATTGATTAAACGAACATCGGTAAGGATCATAGCAAACCCGATAAAACTCGGTCATACCTGGAATTTTCTTTCCTGTCCTGAATGTGTATCCGTCTTCCATAATATATTTATCAAAAAAGCCCCGTAAAGAGGCTTTAAAATTTAAAATTCGGCAATAGACTCTTCGTATTTAGCGTCCTTCTCGACCATTGAAATAACTGTAATGGTATCGCTATCATTTGATCTGAAAACCAATTTCTCATTGGCCATATCTACTCGATAATTTTCAAGATCAAGTTTATCAAACTGAGCCTTGTAAATAGATATAGCAGATTCTGCTTTACCTGAATCGGCAAGGGTTAGTTCAAATGTTTTACCGCGTGCAGTTAATTTTTCCTTTATTGTTTTGAGATCAATAAATTTGTATTCATTATCCAAGTTACAGAGTGAATTTAGTTTTTCAATTTGTAAGCTGGGAAAGTCAAATGTTACCAAAGGATTAACCTTTGATATTTTTGTTAAGAAAAGCCCTTCAGAGATATACTTGAAAATGTGGAGAGAGGTTCCTTTGATATTCATTTTTAAGGAAGCGTTTTTCATCTGAAGATCTGTTCCTGCAAAACTTGGTTCCCCCAGGATTTCTTCAAATTTAAATCCAAGAGTAAATTCTCCCGATAAGAAATGGTCGATAGATTTGATGAGTCTTGGTAAATGCCCTAAACCCATTTTGATCATCTTAGTATCTAATTCTGCAGGTTTATTGGATATTTCTAATCCTGATTCTGCAAAAGAAATCTTCGAATATTTAATAACACTATGTTCAGCGTTATAAGTCTTTGCTACAAAATGTTCAGCGGTGGGATCGATTTCTAATAGGAGGGAATTGTCAATAGAAGCAAACTTTTTAAGCCATGAGGTAAAAGGTCTTACGTTAGTAGCCTTGAACTCTAATACTTTTGCCATAATTTATGTCTTTAGTGTTTAATGATTCTGTACTTGTATGTTATGAAAGGGCTTAAGTTTTTATCCTTTGAATATAAATTCTATTTTTTCAACCCTATTGACCCCCGAACTGAACCAAGATCTCATCATTGTTTCAAATGGCTGTTCGAACCAGTCTTCACACAAATCATTATTGACCCATTTTCTAGGATCGGCGATAATTTTATCAATTTCTTTATTAAATACTTCGGGATTATCCCAGAAAGTAGTTTCAGCTGGATCAAACATATGGTCCGGCTTATTTTGCATATTGCTTAAAGAAAATGCAATCCCGGTAGGTCCTACAAGACGTTCATTTGCAAAATAAACGGTATCCCCTGTCTGACTTCCATTTTTGCTTTTATACATTAGACTAACTGTATAAATTTCCTTATTCTTCATAGGATCGACTAAATGGAATTTATAGATTGCTAAAGGAAGCTTATCGTGTTTTTCTCTCCAAAGTTTATATCCCACACCAATACCCAACTTTTTAAGAGGATCGTTTTGATCTCTATTAAAATCTAATGCTTCAGCGATAGTTTTAGCCTTCATGCTACTTTAATCTTTTTTGTTCGAGGATCCGATAAAAACTTTTCTGCAGCTTCTTTATAAATAGTTTTATCAAATTTGGGGTGCCAAGATTCAGGATGATTTTGTTCCATCCAAGTAGAAAAATGAGCCGTTACCATTTCTAAATCAGAACTTATTTGACTAAACAATAAGCCACCCTCATTAGGTAGATACTCATTAAAGAAGATTTCTTCTATATTCCTTGACTGTATCATGGCTAAAGGAAATAAGAAATATTTTCTGCAACAAGCTTAAATGATTCGGAAACTTTTTTCTTCTTTTTTGGAAGTCCTTTGTGTTTTGTCTTAGCGAATTTTTCGAGTTCGTCTGTAGACATTTTGGACATATTAGCAGAAGCTGTACCTACTTTTCCTTTCTTGCCTTCTTTCTTATCTTTCAGGGCAATTGCAGCTGCAATTTGTTGATTTTTACTAGTTGATGGCATGACGAACGTTTTCTTTATTTATTCGTCTATTCTAAAATAAATATGACATCCCAAATCGTAATGCCGCCAATTAAAAGTTGAATATATAAAATAAAACAATGGTTGAAAAGAAATATGTTTTCATTTACATGACTAAAAATTTAGTTAATGGCAAAATCTATGTTGGTTTTCATGCTACTAACAAAAGTTTTGATCGAGATAATTATATCGGCAGTGGAATTTTATTTAATAAAAAAGTTTTAGAATATGGTAAAAATAATTTTATTATGGGTATTATAGAATATATCAATCCAGCCGAATGGAAAGAAAAAGAAAAATATTGGATAAAAGAAATGAAATCTCATGTTAAATTTGGTAATGGATATAATTTGACTGATGGAGGGGATGGAACTTTTGGATATAAAATGACCGATAAACAATTAAAGAGATATTTAGAAAATAATCCTATGCAAGATAAGCATCATACCCAATATTCTAAATCCCTAATGTCGGAAATAATGAAAACTAAAACATTTACGGATTCTCATAAAACTTCTATTTCTGAGTCTCTAATGGGGAAATTGAATCCTTTTTTCGGTAAAAATCATAGTGAGAAATCCAAAGAAAAAATGAGAAAATCAAAATTGGGGGTACCTTCTAATAAAAAGGGAAAATCCTATGAAGAAATTTATGGAAAAAATGCTTTCGAAATAAAGAAAGAAATATCAAAGGCTAATAGTAAACTAACTTTAACAGATAAAAAAATTATTTTGGATCAGATTAAAATAAAACAAGGGCCGCTAGTAAGAGAAATAGAAAATCTATCTGAAAAATTTAATGTTTCCTATCATACCATTTATCGCGTTTATTTATCCTCTATTTCATCATCTTCTAAAGCGTCTTCTTTTATTTCTTGATCAAAAACATCTTCTCCATTCCAAATAGTTATTCCCTGAAATTCTGAAATGTCATCGGTATCAAATAGGTCTACAGCTGTAGTATTTTTAGAGGATATTCCTCTGGCAATAGTAGGGTCAAGCATTTTATCAAAAGCAGCTTTGTTCTTAATAAGATCTTTCTCCTTAGCTTTTAAGTCCTTTTTAAGCTCCTCTATTTTGAGTTTAGTTGCTGCTAACTCATCCTTGGTGAACTTCTTAGAGGTTAATCCTTCCAATCGTACTTTTACTTCAATTACAAATGGCTTAAGAAATAAATCCACCTCTTGGACCGATCTTTTCTGTTTAAGAATGAATTCAATGAACTTCTCTTTAGCTATATTGAAATCCAGTTCATTTGATAACCAGTTCCTTTCATATTCAGTATTCTTCCAGAGTAATCTCTTGATCTGCCATTTATAATCGTCCAAGTATTGTTCAATGTTTTCATAAACAAGAACCTGTCCATCCTTAACAAACACAGGACTTTCAGTAACTATGATTGAAAAAGATTTCTCAATGTAAGTTTGAATTTCTTCCCATTCTTTGGTACTCTTCCCAGTGTAGATAATATCGATGTTTACCTTCTTATTTGAGTTATTTAGAATTTTGATAAGTCCTTCATAACGATTAAAAAGATAATCGAGTCTTTTAAGTACAGAAGCGTAATTAAGGATTGGTGGAAGTTCACGAATCTCGGCACGCTTATCTTTAACTTCTATTTTAGATGAGAGTATCCATGCACGCTCGAGCCCACGATGTTTTTGAATTGTACCATGAAAGTCGTGGAAATGAGGACGAACCTTATCTCTCTTACCTTCGAGATATTCTTGAATGTCAGAAAGTTTACGTGGGAGAATGGTTGTTTTGTAACCAACTGCAATACCTACAATTGAAGTAGTTAACCCAAGAGGAATATCAAGCCAAAATGGTTTGTATGGTCCATCAGGAGTTTTCTCTGTAAGGTATTTATATTTTTTTAGGATTTCTGAAGTCTCCTTAGATAACTTCACTGAAGTATATCGGGCAGCTGCAGGATCTGGGCAGACTTCGCTGCCAAAGAATCCATAACCTTCCAATATTTGTAATGAAGACCCAAACGGTCTAGCAAGTTTAGATATTGCTTTTCCTAAGCTTAAGTCCCCGTGGTGATAGCCATCTTTGATACTATCTCCTACAACCGACAACGTCTTTGTAAAAGCCTGCGGTGTGTTCATAAGGATATACCTTTGAACTGGTGTAAGAGCATCGTAGAAAGAAGGAATTCCCCTAGACTCAAGAACATAAACCGAATAGTCTCTGTACTTGGTATCGATAAATTTCGATATTGGGAGCTTAACTATTTTGCTCTTTCGTGGTGCTGGTGTTTTCGTCATGCGAATGTAGAATCTGTCTTATTTTTTGTGTGTTTTGAAAAACCATATCTTTGGCTAATAACATTCCCTCTACAGCTAAATTAATAGCAGTTAAACCGTTATAAACTTCTCTTAATTCCTCTGCGGAAAGAGAACCAGGTTTTAATTGAAGAAATTGATCTTTAAGATCATTAACTTCACTGAGCATTTCATCTTCCATAAATACAAATATACTAAAAATTTCTCAAATAAAAAAATTTAAAGGACAAAATGTCCTTTATAATGTCCTTATTATTGGACAAAATAAGGATAGCGAACGGTATAATTTGCTTTATAATTACACTTCGTACACTTATGTTCAAATAAAGCGGGCTGTGATGTTAATACAATTCCTGTTGGTCTCATATAACCTTGTCCGCATACTGGGCATTTTTCATCGACCTGTTGGGCCTCAACTTTTCTAACCTCTGGCATTTTGTTCTGGATTTGATTTTGGATTTGTTGGATTTGGAAGCTCATCGGGTCCTTTATCTTGAGCTTTTTTCTCAGCTTCCTGAGCTAAAAGTTCTGGGCCTTTCTGATAATTTTTTACTATCCACCTAACTATATCTGCATATTTTGCATGTTCGGCATTATCATGATTGATTTTTACTTCTTTGGGGATCCCAAGTTCGTAGTAAAATCTGTTTCCTGCTTCTTCAAGTACATAAGCGCTATACTGTTGAAGAAACCCCGGATCTTTCCATCTGTTATCCATTTTTTCGGACAATCCCTTAACTAATAGAGCATGAACGATTCTTTTATCATTCCATCCAATATTAAGGATTTCGCAGACTAATTCAGCAGTAGCATCAACAAATTTCTTTTCAGCTTCTTTTCCTTTACTTTCAATACAGCAACCATCCATATTGGCGTCGCTACTTCCGGGAATGTTGTAAATTTTCATTTTCTATTTTTTTATAATCATGTATATCCGTAACATCTTTAACTTTTAAACAAACATCGCAAGTATCTTCCCAGAAAGAAGCACAGTGTCCTTCCGGAAGTCTCATACCGGCTTTTTCAGCACAGTCTTCGCATAGTTGTATATTATTATTTCCCATGGTTCTCTTACAGCTGACAACCGGAATAGTTTTCAAGCCATTCGGGTAACTGATCTTTTTTATCTTTATACCCAAGACCTATTAAAAATCCTTTACACCAAAGTGCCCTATCATGCCAGGTATTGTGAAAAAATGTATCTATTTCTTCTCCAGTTTCATTATTTCTTGCTGTCGATTGGCAACCAGACCATGAATTATCTGGGGATTCATATTTAATGGTTTCGATAAAAAGATCTATTGGGAAACCATTCTTTTTTAAGAATTGTAACATGACTAAAAAGTTCTAACTGCCCATTCATCAATCATTCTGGCAAAGCTTTTACCCTCACCGTATGAAATGTTTTCTACTACCTTAAGTTTTTTTCCAAATGCAAAAGCAACTCCTAAGTCAAAATGAGTTCCCTGACTATCCGGATTGTAAAAAACATGTACTTCATCAGATTCCATAATAGCTTTCATATTCTGAGTACAGATCTGAGTTCCTGAACCTGCTTGGTTAGTATCTCTATGAGGTAAATGAATCTCATTGCCTTCTGATTCAAGTTTTGCGACATAATCTTCAAGCTTCTTTTTATATTCTTCTGAAGCTCCGCGAACAGTACAGATAATAAAAAATTTCATCTTTCGTTTGGTGTTAAATTATATTTTTCTACAAAATAAGGTATCTCCTTTTGATCACAATTGACCCATAAAAAATATTCCGGGTGTTTAGCCATAGTACAGAATCCCGTTTCTAAAAACCATTCTGATCCTACTTCTGAACCATGTTCATCATATCCTTTTCGATGAATGAAAACAAAATGGCAAGATTTATCAAGTTTAGCCATTATATCTTCCCAGTTCATTTTAATCGGAACTCTTTGCCAACATTCAGATTCATCAACCATCCATTGCTGGCATTTGGATTTAGCCTCTTCTAAAAGTTCTCTCTTCTTTTTTAAAGATAGCTGACGAGTGTGATAAAAAGTGTCTTGATGGTGCATTAAATAACTGCTCTTACCCTCATTAAAACTTTTCCTAGAAGATTCTGACCTTTCCAATTCTTTTCATCGAGAATCCGGTCATCATCCCATTTTATCATGACTCCCCAAATTGGGTCAAAGGGAGTTCCTTCAACCAAAATCTTATTACCGGTATTCAAGAGTTGTTTAAGCAATTTAGGATCAGAATTAAACTTATGCCAAACAGCACTGTACATGAATCTTTCTCGGTGTTCCTTCCATAATTCTTCTTTGTAATTTTTTACAGTTCGTCCAAGATCTTTAGCAGTTTTTGGATCCATCCCATATTGAATAATGTTTGAAGCAGAATTAGGATCATTAAAGAACATAGCTTTATGATACATGAATAGCTGTTCAGAATTATAGAATCGATGATTTTCAAATCTGATATTCAGATCCTTGGGAATCCAGTTAGATAAAAAGGAACCCCAGAAATATATGTGGGTATCAGTTACTCTCATTTTGGCTTGTAATTAGGATCTACAAAATCTTTTATTGCTTGTTCATATCCGTGTATAAATCTGCCTTTGGCTAAGGTAACTTCATTTTTGCTAATGAATTGTCTTAGCCCACACTCAACAACATATTCTTCCGCCTTCCGAAATAAATCTTCATAAGTTGGAAGTGGTTTCGTTTCTTCTTTTTTCTTCTTTTTAAAATTAAACATTTTTACATTTTTTTCTATGGCCTCTTCTAAAATCACGGACCCCTATTTCTTTATGACATATCGGACAAATAATTTTTTCTTTAATACTTTCTTGATATTTAGAAATGTTGTCCTTATGTTCTTGAGATAAATTTCTTCCCTGTAGGGACTTGCTTATACTTTCTCCTACCGAAGATGGTCTAGTTTTATCCTTGAGCGCTTTTCTTTGTTTATCTTTTGTTTTTTCTGAAGTTTTATATAGTCCTGTTTTATCTTTATTCCATGGAATTTTTCCCGCAGAACCTTTAGATATATTATTTTTTCTTTCTTCCGAAAACGGTGGATTGGATTTAAGAGTTCCCCTAATTTTATTCTTTGTTTCTTCTGCAAGAAAAGATTCATTTACACCATATCCTCCTTTTGGACTTATATTATATCCCAAAGGACTTAAAGTTTTATACTTCTGAATATATTTTTCTTGGGCATTAAAAGCTTCTTCCCTAGTAGGAAACCATTCCAAAATTTCTTTGAAGAAATTATCTAATCCATATTTCTTTTTAGCTGATTCTAAATAAGGTCTTCCGCTTCCAATATAATATTTTTTTTCGAGAGGATTTATTGTATGATCACCAACGTATTGTTTTCCATTGATCAAATTTGTAGTGATATAAACGTAATGATGATTTTCTTCAGACATATAGCTTTTATTCTATATATCTTCTTGCAACTATCCTACTATGGCAAAATCAAAATAATGGAATTGATTCATCTTTCTTTTTTATTTCATCAGATGGGTTCCACTCAGGAACTTCGACCCCTAGACGTTCAGAAAGCCAATTAGCTACAAGACGACGGTGACAAAATTGTCCAGCAGGCTCCCAGCATAGTAATACAAACCCGTGAAGAGTACTATATATTTCTTGGGGATCCAATTTGTCTAGAACTTCTTCTTTATACTGACGTTCGTACTCTGCATCATCAATTTGATCTGCTTTTCTAGCAAAGAAAGTATGTCTTGGAGGTTCAAGCGGTGTAAATCTCGCTCCACCCCAGTCAAGAGGAGGGTATAGACAAATTGCTATACCATCTTCTCCTGTGTATGTTTTAAAAGTTCCGGTCTTCATTTATTCAGATATCGGCTCGCACTCTTCAACAAAATTAATATATTCTTCCACAATCTCATCTGTAGCTGGAAGTATATCAACGGTTTCCCATTTATCCTGCAATTCGAAGAAAGGATCATTTTTTAATTCTTCTCTTAGCAACTGAGCATCTCTTTGTGAAGGCTGATTCCAGTATCCTACAAAATGTAAGATCGGTTTTGGATCCTCTTTAGAAGTAGGATCAACAACGATAAGACCGTAGCCAAATTTTTCCATATATGTGTTTGTTTGTTTAATTACCAAATCCAACTTTTTTTCCTTCGAAGAATGCTTCAGGATTTCCTTTGACAATATCTTCAAAATAATAGATGTCTGCTAAACTCATAGGTTTATCTACAATTACTTCTTTATGTCCTTCTTTGTCCATAAGAACTTTTGCTTTGTCCGGGGAAAGCTTATCAAATTTATAAGCCTTGAGAAGTCTTCCTTTTCTTAAAAGAGCTTCATCAATGTTTTTTGTAGGCATATTGAATGTAGCTACCATGGAGATATTCAAACAGTCTGAAAGCAATCCATCAGTCAAGTTAAGAATATTTGAGACTGCACTTGAACGTCCTGATCCATCTCTTTTCTGAAGAGCACCTTCGGCATCTTCAAGTATTAAAATAGCATCACTGTTATCCATAAGGAAAGGAATAAATTCCGGTTCAGTTATGCTGTGGACCATGTCTGGAGAGATAAAGATAATATTCCTCTTGAGTTTGCCGGCTAAGTAACGGATAAATGTTGTTTTGCCAGTTCCGGGATCTCCATGTAGGATTACAAGACCAGTTTTCTTTTTGTTGTTGAGCTTGTTAATAATATCTCTCGCAACTTCGGGAAATCCTTCGTTGTAATTGGTGTCCAAGTTTATGTGTTTGACTCTTTTGAGGGTAAAATCTTTTTTATCAAAACCATACTGGCCTTTATAAACAATGTAGATTTTATTCTTTACAACTGGAGGTTCTTTATATGCTTTGATAATCCCAAGCATAATGCCCAAGCTGTTTTCCTCTGTAGCAAAATTCTGATATTCGGGGGGGAAAATAACATAAGCCCCATTACCATCAAAATAAAGAAAGATGTCTTTGAAATTTACCCAGAGATTACCAATATCAGTCTTTTTGTTATCATAACGATAGGTTACGATGTAACATGATTTTGGTAATTTAAGTGCATCGATAAACTTCTGAAAGAATGCTCTTTTGAGAACATCATTAGAAACATACATCCAATGCGGTGTGATGTTGTGAAGCTTTGTATATTTGTAAACTAAATAGGCCAAACCATATTCCGCTTCAAAATAAGCTTCCCTGTCATCCGCAAAATTGTAGTATGGACTAATATTGTCTGTCTCGAGTTTCTTTACCCTTGGATCAGAAAATTTTACCCCGTCTATTTTTTTGAAATCAAAAACTTTGGAATCCTGAGTTTTATCCTCTTCACTCCACAAATAATTCTGGTCGTTTGGCATATTTGTCAAATCTATTATTTTATCGTCGTCATAAATTAAATTCTTGAAGTCCTCGTCTGAAAGATTTGCTAGGATATTGCCCAAAGATTTTCCAATCCTTTCCTCTTCAGAAAGTTCTTTCCTTGTATTCTTGATCATATCCTTTCTTTTTTATTCCAAGGTATGATTCCTTTATTTCTAGAAACCCCTGTACTGCTTTTAATCATCTCTTTTTTTGCTTCTTCTGACATGGGGATTCCTTTATTCCAAGCTTTTCTTCCTTTGAAAGCTAAACTCATATTTTTCACGTGTTCTGGAGATTTGGGTTTTCTCATATTCTTTTTTGCTTCTTCCGACATCGGCTTCATCATATTTTTTCGATGGCTTTCCGACTTTGGAATCCCCTTTCCCCTAGAAACACCCAGAGAATTTATGCTTTCATTTCTTTTTCTTTCTTCCGTATGTTTTATTCCTAATAAGGAATTTCTAATTTTGTCCTTTGTTTTTTCAGATAAACTTCTCCCAAAAGCTGCTCCCCCATCTCCGCCAGGAGTCATATTATATCCGATTTCTCTGAGATAAGTTTTATCTTTTTCAATCCAATATTTTTCTCTTTCATTTAGAAGTTCTCTTAATTTAATTCGAGAATCTGCTTCAATGGTTTCAACAATATTCCAAGAAAAATTATTAATCCCATATTTTCGAATTGCTGTTGAAAAATGACAGATTGAAACTTCCGAATTTTTTAAATGATTATAAATGCGTCTTTTAAATGGTCTAACTGTTTTTCCGTAATATTTCTTATTAGAAGGAGAAATAGCACAATAAATAATACCAGAATACATGAATTTGTTTCTTCTATCTATCCGCCATTTTCAAGCCACTTTTTCCTTTTTAATGAACTTTCGCCAAATGCTATCTCTAAGAATTTATTAGCCGAACGATCATCAACAATCTGGAAAAAAGTTTTATTGTGCATTACATATTCCCAGTCTACTTCATTGAGAGACCCTAATCCTTTTAGATAGTTTATGTTGGAAAGTTTTTTAGTTTTAGCTAAATTTTCGAACTCTCCTAGGGTTTGAAAGTACTGTCTGCCTTTTCCTTCATCGCAGACTACAAGTGGTGAAACAAGTTTAAAAAGACGACCATCATTTATTATATGGGGAAACCATCGATGGAAAAGCTGGATGATAAGTGATGATATGTGGTGTCCATCGGGGTCTTCGTCTGTTGCAATTACTATTTTTTCATAAGCTGGGGATTTGTCACTATCAGGAGTGATTCCAAGTATTGACATAATCTCCATAATCTCTTTGTTCTCAGTTAAGTCACCTAAGTGTTTTATATTCTTAACTTTACCTCTTAAAGCATATACTCCTTCAGTCTCACTGTCTCGAGCTTGCTTTACAGCTCCGGCTGCTGAGTTACCCTCCGTGATATATATGACCTCTTTTTTACGAGAAGCCGGAGAGTATTTCTCACTGATTTTTCTTTTACTTTTACGCTGAGCAGTTTTTATCTTATTGATGTTCTCACTGTACAAGCGATCTTCAATTTGCTGATCAATCTGTTTAGCTATATCAGATCCTTTGAGTTCTTTAAGAAGTTTGAACTTAAAGTTCTCTTCCATAGTTGGCTCAATTTCTCTTTTCTCAACGGCATACTTTGTTTTGTTCTGATCAGCAAACCTCATTAATGTTGAAGGAACATCCATCACAATTAATGTTTCATAAAAGTGGTGGGCTAAAGAATATTCAAATGATGCATTTACCCAGTCATTTATAATCTTCTGTTGAATTCCTGTACATTGGGAACCATTGAGAAAAGCAAGGGAGCAAGAGTTCTCGTAGGAGGGCCATAGGAACACGTATCCGAGCTTATTCTTTGTAGTAATATATTTCTCTGGGATCCAGGACTTCGTTATGCTAATAGGCTCTGTTTTGCCTCCTCGTATAAATTCCGCTCTAAGTTTAAGTCCTTTGAGTGCAGGGTCCAAATCCAGAAGGAACTGTTTGAATGAAAGATAAGTAGTGATAAGATCCTCATCCCATTTATATCCTGGAAATACTTCGGGGGAAGGAACAAAAGAAACCATAGTTCCTTTTACATCAGTATTAGTTTTTCCTCTCTTTTCTTCTTCTACCACTCTAAAATCTTTCCAAGCATAGCTTACATAACTCGTTGGATTGACTGTGGTAACCCAAAAACTTTCAGATAAGATATTTACAATAGAAGCCCCAACTCCATTGGTTCCTAAAATGTTGTTATCGGTATCAGAGAAGTTTGAACCTGCATGAAGTTCTTCAAATGCAGTTCGGACTACGTTCTTTTTAGTCTTTGGATGTTTGGATGCTGCCTTATGAAATCCACCGCCTTCATCGATGATGGTAACTCTGTTTGTATTCACATCGATTGAGACCGAAATACCTTTCATCTTGCCTCTCATTCTCTTAGCTTCATCAATAGCATTTTCGAGAATTTCTATTATCAAGTGCATAAACCCAGGTGACCAAGATTTATCCATGGCAACTAATTTGCCATCCTTGATAATTGGAAGCTTGTCTTCAAATGGAGCAATCTGTCCTAAGTACATAGTTGGTCTTAATCTGACCGCTTCAAATGTATTAAGAGCAATAATCTCCTTATCGTTCTTTTGATTGATTTTTATACTCATATTGGTTATACGGTATGCTTTGCGTAAGTTTTAATCATCTGTGTCATCATAGACAATAAGTCCAGGTTCTGTGTTCTCAAAACACTCGATCCACTCATTAACAGTCTTAAGATCAAATTCATCAACAAGAAATTTATCTACACTGGACGGAGCCATATCAAGTTTGCTTAAAAGAGTAGGTCCAAAAAGAAAATTTGTACCATCCACCTTTACTCCAACGACCGCCATTCCTGGTTCAAAAGATCCTACTGAATAACCGGTCATGAGAGTTAAATGGGTTTCATTTTCTATAAAATCGCAAAACTGATCTCTTTTCTTTCCTTTGAGTTTGTCGAGATCGACAATAAATCCGTAAGCTATCATTGATATTTGGTTTTAGTATAATTCCTCTGCAACTTTTATTCCATAGTATTCTGTAAAGAAAGCTCTGGCAATCGTATCAATATTATCTTTAGATTCTGTAAGAAACGGGGTATCATTACCGTAATAACTATCTTCCTTAAGCGGATAGTTTGGAAGTAGATGGTTTACATTTTTCTTCCATTTGTCTTGAAGAGTGAAATTATATTTTTTGTTATTGTTTATTCCAAAGAAAGCAAAGTCTTTATTGAATTTAAGATCATTAAATTCCGGAATATTTTTATTCTGGGGAACCATATTGGTAATGAACTTAGCCGTTACAGGATAGTCCATGATTTTGTATTTCTTTCCTTCGGCAGATTTTATCAAGAAGAAAGCACGTCTCGGTGAAACCTTATACATGTGATGCGTATACTGTTCGTATTCCTGATTGTGTTGTCTGCTATATCCATAATTGTAATGGTACCTGGATTTGATTTGTTTGGTATACCAAGTTCCTAAATATATCATTGGCTCCCCGCTCTCGCATAGCGCGGTAATAATAACATCACCTGGCTTCAGATCCTTAAGAGTGACAAAAGTCTTTTCACTTTCTCGATTTTTAAGATCAAGAAGTTCGAGATAATCGAGCATGTCTGTTTTAATGAACTCAACCTGATGGGCAATGATATTCTCAACGAAAGTTATTTCGTCTTTGATAACACCATTGATAATGGTTAGACTTAAAAGCGGGAGTTGTTTGAAATCGAGATAAACTACTTTAGGTAGTTGGGGATGGGTAAGTTCAAAACCCATCTTATCATATTTAATTATTTTGACGTCTTTCATTGGAGCATTTGGGAATGGAAGGGTTTTCTTATCCCCAGTCATTCGAACCCGTTCTCCGATATATGCTTTTTCGAGTAATTTAAATGAGCAACTGCTTGACTTCATAATTTTAGAAATTTAAAAAAGAAGGGAGTAACCAGCTCCCTTCCTAAACAAATATTTAAAAACCACCAACCAAATCTTAAGCTAATTGATTTACATTTGCTGTAAATACTAAGCCATTCTGTGTCTTGACCTGCACCTGGTTATTGTATGCCTGTCCAAGTACTTCGACTTCCATTGATTTTCCTTTTGCCGAAGTGAATATTTTCTTTTCTGAAGTTGTCAGAGCATCTACTGGTGCTCCGAGGTATTCTTCAGCTATTGACCAAAGCTGTTTGTTGAAAGTAAGGTTACGAGCTGCATTGGTTATCTCCCTTGGAGAACTTTTCTTCCCTTTTGCACTTTTACGTTCGTAGAGACCTTTAACGGTTTTTTCCTGTATCGGGTTGAAAGTTGTCCAAAGGTCGTTTGACTCGTCTTCGGGACGTATCGGGGTTAATATTTCAACCGGGTTCATACTCTTGCCTATTTCAGCGAGATTTATTGCTCCTTCTTTCATAAACCTGGTAGGTTCACGAAGAGCCAAAGCTCTTATTGCAAAATCTTCACGTTCATCGGCTGTAAGGATACGATCCTGCATTACTGATACGTGTGTTCCTATTGTGCGGTACTGTTCAGCAGCTTCTGCAAGTGTCTGGAGAAGTTCTGCGGCGTCAATATTAATATGACGGAATTTGATCTGAGTTGCCATTCCTGGGATTGCAATAACGAGACCGTTGGTGCAAACTAAACGGAAAAGGCCGAGGTGCATTGAAGCGGGGGTAAAACCATCATGACTGTTGTCAAGCAAAAGATGAGGTTTAACCTGGTCACCCCTGACATTAATAAATCCCAAATCTGGGTTATCCATGCGGATAATATGACGGCCAAATTCATTAGCACCATGCTGTTTTGCTGAATAAGGATTCCATCCAAGTTTAGCGAAAGTCTCAACTAAACCAATGGTGGAAATAAAGCTGTACTTTTCAGTACGATCCGGGTGAGGATGATTTGTAAATGCGGCCGGAACATGTTTCTGAAGATCTTCCTGCGAGAGGATTTTGTAACCAATCGATGAAAGTTCTGTGTTTCTCATTTTATCTCTTTTTAGTTTTTAATAAATCTCTGAGACAAATGTACGATTTATTTCCTTAGTAAAAAAATATTTCAAGATAAATTTTAAGTTGCTATCCCTCTATTTTTACTTTTAAGAACATTTTTTTGAAGAAAATCCTTATCTTTTCTTATTCCCCGCTTGTAATTATACTGATTCATCTTTTTTTCTTCTTCTGGATAATGATTTAATCCCAAATATGCTTTTTGAGAAATTTTTTCACCTGGAGTTTGCAATTCTTTCCATAGATAATTGTCTTTTCCTGGTTTTCCGATTCTTTTGTCTATAGGAATTTTGATCAAATCCAAAACATCTTCAGTAAAGGTAATAGCTTCGTAAGTATAATAGACCCATCTTAAATAGCTTGGCATACTTTTTGCAAGAGATTCTATAGGTATTTTTCCGAATTTACCAAAATCTAAACGACTTTTTAAAGTTAGTGTTCTTAAAAGGGTTCTATCTTCAAATAATTCTTCTAGTGATTCAAAAACAAAATTCATAAGGCTTTTTCCTTATATATTTTGCAATTATTTTCCACAGTAGACTCATTATTTTTCAAAATTGGAGATTATTTTCCACCATGGAACCATTTATGGTAAGTATTTTCCACCTTCTGAGGCAAAGTAACATACCTGCGATCCCATCGAATGTAAGAATTCCAAAGCCAGATAGAAATAGCGAAAATAAGAACCGTGGCAATGGCAACCTTAATTAAATGTGGAATGATACTGATAATTTTCTGAAATTTTTTGTGAAGTTTGATTACAAAATGTTCCTCGTGATTACTTTTTGGTCGATAAATGTCAAATTTATCTTTGTTAATTTTGATAAATTCCTCTATTGAATCTTCAGTTAAATTATCCCAGTTCCCCATATTTTTAATTGTAAATTTTTAAAATAATCTTGCGGATATATATAATAAAGCTATGATTAAGGAAAAATATTTAAATATAAAAATTTACAACCCCAATATCAAATATTATCAATTATTGGGATTTAATTGTAAATTTGGCGACATTATAGAAGTTCCTACTACTATTTGTAGTAATTGTGGAATTGAAAAACAAAATATTCTTAAAAATTACTATAAGTGTATAAATACTAGTGATCTCAAAATCTATGTTTGTTCTGAGTGTTCTTATATAAAAAATAAAAATACATGTTTAAAAAATCACGGGGTAGAATATCCAATGCAATCAGAAGATATAAGAAACATAAAAAAATCAACATGTAATAAAAAATATGGGGTAGATCATTATTCTCAAACAGATGAATATAAAATTAAAGTAAATAACACTTATTTTAAAAAATATGGAAAACATTACTTTGAAACAGATGAGTTTAAGAATAAATCTAAGAATACTTGTTTAAAAAATCATGGGGTAGAATATCCGATGCAATCAGAAGATATAAGAAATAAATCGAAAGAAACATTATTTAAAAAATATGGAGTCACTAATATCTCCCAATTAGAAAATATCAAAATTGATAAAATTAATACTTGTTTAAAAAACTATGATGTTGAATTTCCTATGCAATCAGAACTTATCAAAAATAAAAGAAAAATATTCTGTAATAAAAAATATGAATGTAATCACGAAATGCAAAATTTAGAATATTTTAATTATTGGTTACTTAAAACATATAAAATTAAAACTTATAGAAACACTAAATTATTTTATCAAGGATCATACGAATTGGATTTTTTAGAAAATTTCGAAAGCAAAATTCATATAAAAAACGGATTATCATTTGATTATTTTTCCAAAAATAAAAATCATAAATATTTTTCAGATTTTTATCTGCCTGAATTTAATTTAATTATAGAAATTAAAAGTAGTTTTACATTTTATAGTAATAAATCTATAAATTTATTAAAAGAACAAAAAGTATTAAATAGTGGATATAATTTTATTTTTATTATTGATAAAGATTATTCGGATTTTAGTAAGATAATTGGATTAAACGATCCGCACATTTAACTGTGGCTTCTACATCTTTTTCACAATAATTTTTAATTTCTTCAAGACGGCCATCAAAATATGCTCCTGCTACTTTATCTCCTGATAATTCTTCCTTTGAACTTTTTATACCTAAAGAAACACATATCATTTCCATAGGTGTATAAGATTCTTGCTTACATCCTTGACCCCATACTTCGATAATATCATAAACATTAACATTCCAGGGTTTTATGCCATAAACATTAATACTTTTTGGAGGAATAACCCCATTAGACATCATACGCTTTGAAAGCCATGGCATATCATATCTAGTTATTCCCGCCCCACAAAGTATTAATCCTTGCTGTTCTACTTTATTAAAAAGAGCGGCTACAGAAACCATAAGTTTAGCTTCATCATCTCCATAAAGAGATTTTATGATTATTTCTCCTTTATGAAAATACCCATAAGAAACACAGATAATTTTACAAAACTCGGGAGCAAGATGGGAGTTGTTATCCCACCAACCTGAAGAGTCAATAGGATTTTTCCCCTCTTCAGTATTTTTTCGATTCCATTTTTCACATTGATGAAGAAATACTTCATATAATGGGGGATTCAAAACTCGGAGTTCGCTGATAGTTTTAGTTATAGGAACCCATTCACAATCCTAGAAGAAAAGTTTTTCTTTAGTAGGCATTATTTTCGTATTTAACTGAGTCCAAGTTTGGCTCCCCTCATATAGAGGTTTGTAAGAAAACCCGAAATTCTGTTAAAAGTGTACATTTTAGAAATATCCTCTTTGTATTTTTCGGCTTTCAATTTGCTTACATGAGTTGTTGGATCATTAAGAATATTGTAAAATTCTCTCTTTAATCCTTCGGGATCATTTACATACTTATCAGCATTTTTGAGGAGAACTTCCACTCTCAATGATACACTTTTGCCGTCTTCAATTCTTGTAATGTCAGGCATGTTAGCATACCTTTTTTCATTACCATTTAAAAGTCTTCTTCCCACTTTATAATTTTTTAAATAGATTATTTCTTTTTTCATGAATATTAGTAGCATGCTTAGATTCCCACTTATTATAAAGAAGAAATAAAACAACTATAATAGCAACTACTCCTACTCCGATAACTACTTTGATTAATTCTAGATCAGTTTCCATTTTGTATCACTTTTAATATATGTACTAAAAAAATTCCAAATAAAAAAATATTTCATAAATTATTTTTTCCAATCGAAATCTGAAAGAGCAAACCATTCTCTGAATTTATCTATACAGGCTTCTAAAGAATTAAAATAAAGTTCATCGCCATTCCCCGTTTCTCCTATATTTTCTGTTTTATACCATCCTACTGCATATTCATTTGCTTCTACCTCTTCTGTGTCAAAGGAAATATAATAAAATTCCTTATTTTTTGTAAACCCAATAGTAATTCTATCCTTTCCAGTTTGATCTTCGATTTCTGTTCCTAGAGATGTAGCTAATTTCTCAACAGCATCTGTTATTTCTTGATGAATTTTAGCTATTTTTCTTTCTCCAACCATGCCAATATCCATAGCATCGTATGGTTCTTGGCCACGTTCGAAATTTACAGTTTTTGCTCTCATAAGAGGTTTATTTTATTTATCCTCCTCCTTACCCCATATTTCCTCCCAATCTTTAACAGCTGCTTCGGAAACTGCATCTACTATTAATCCAAGATCGTTCCCATACATTCCTGCACAAGAAAAACATCCGATTTCAATAACTTTATAGTTTTGGTATCCTGAAATTAAGGCTACATCTATTGTCCAAGCATGATCTGGATTGTATTTATTAGCACCTCGTTGAGCAGCATCCCAAGCAAGTTTATCATCGCATCCTTCCCACAAAGAATGAGAATTCATCAAAACATAATCTTTGGTAGATACGTTTCTACTTTGTTTTTCGCCATGACTCCAGTCTCTATAAAGACTTCCGGCAATAACTTTTCCACCAACAATTACAAATCTCCATTCTTTTTTAATATTCTTAACAGAGGATATTAAACATAAAAGATCCGGGTCAACATCATAAAATCCAGCTAATTTGACACACTCTTCAAAATTGTATTCTGGACAGATCATTCCGGTAAATTCTTTCATCCCTGAATTAGGACGAATGAAAACCTTTCGAGGACCATATCCTCCAAATGTATCAAAAATAAAATCTCTTTTACGGATAAGCTCGCCATAGGGAAGCATCATATAGTGTTCATGCAAAAGATTTTCTCCAATAAAAGGATAGTATGAAGTGCATTCATATTCTCTTTTCTTAAGATAAACTCCTGGTGTCCACTGACATGCCATCAATTTACGTCCAAAGTTAAGAGAACCATAAAATACTACACATTCCCCGATACCGTAAATTTCTTCGCACCTTTCCACAAGATGATCGTCAAATGGAACATACGGAATTTTTCTTACTGTTGCTCCATCAGCAATCAAGAGATCATAAATTTTATCGGTGTTGTCGGTAAAAACATCAGGCTCAATAAGCCATTTAACTTTATGATTCATAAGCCCATTTTATAAATTTTTTGCCAGCATAGTCATCAATTTCCCAATAATCGATAGTTAGTTCTTCCCCAACTTCAATATCCCTTAGTGTTACTACTTCTCCCTTTTCATTTGGCCCTGTGTTGGGGGTATCGGAGTGATTCGTAAATCGGTCATTATCCACACAAAGAATCCAATGTTTAAGCTGCAAATCATAGTAAGCATACTTTTGAAGAAACAGATGTTCTGCAATGGAATAGGTATCGTGTTCATAAAGAATTCGATCCAGATGAGGATTAAATCTCCATGTGATGGTTCCCTTGGGCAATCTCATTTTAGTAAAAACCCCAATTCCTTCTATAGGACTTTTGTCCAGGTAAGTATCAATTAGTAGCATCTTTTATCCAATCTGTTTTAACTTTAACTCGGATGGCTCTTCTTTTCTTGCAACCATCTATTTTCATAAAAATGCGAAAGACCAAAAATGATTCGGAGGTTAATCCTCTACGACCAGCTCTTTCAACAGTATAGGAAACATACCAAGTGATATTTTTTCCCATCCATTTGCTTGGAATAGTTTCCATGAAACCACTCCGAGTTTTGCACTGATGACCTTTGAATTCTAAAATGAGTTTATCTTCAAATGCGGGTAGATTTTCTTCCCAAAAATGAACAAGAATAAGTTGTATTAGCTTATCTCTTTTGATAGCATCAACTTCAAGAATTTGTTTCATAGTCATTTTATGAAAAAACTTCATGAGTCTTTTAAAATGATCAATTGAACAAATAGGCTGTCTTTCCATGTTTATACTTTTAAAAAACAAATATACGAAAAAAGCTCTTAGGTTAGTAAGAGCTTTTGTTAAGAAATTGTTAAATAGTAAACTTTGTCCTTAATTCTGGTCCAAGAAGAGGATAACCCCATTTTTCTAGAACCGAATTATACTGATCAAAAGTAATTATGCCTTTCTGAAATTTCTTTAGTTCCTGGTTAACTCTGGTATGAAAAGGAACCTTATCTTCAGTATAGAATTGAATGTAAATCATGAAGCAGTATTTCTTCATCATCTCCTGAAGAACCGTAGTAGTTAAATTCTCTACCCCTATTTTTTCTATTTCAGCTAAGATAATCTGGGCAGCTGTATTTCTACCAAAAACATGTTCGATGAGGTAATTTTTCTCTTCCTTAGTACTTTTTGGATGATCTAATGTAGCTATGGAATAGAGGTCCTGATTAGCGTGATCGTAAATAGAGTTCTCAATGATTCTATAAGTTTTCTTAATGAAATATTGAGCTGTGGATTTCTTTTTGTAGATAGGAATGATTGTTGCAGCCCAAATAAGAACATCTCTAAAATTTAAGAGGATACACTTATTGCAGAGTTTGGCTTTATGGCCCGGAACAATTTCCCCGCATTCTGGGCATCTAGCTATTTTAGATAATCGTTCTTTTTCAATACAGTCGGGGCAAGTACGTCTGCCATTAAATTTATCGAGAGGAACTATCTCTTTACATTTGTTACAAACTTTGTAAGAGTTCCCATTTTGATCTAGCAATATTGTTTTGGACTTTTTCTTGGGTCTGAAAACAAGTTGGTCTTTCTGATTGTTCATTAAACTGTTGGATTTGGTTGTTTAAATAATTTGTTTAAATGACCTTGGTTAAATGATCATTTGGGCATTATATCTTCAAACCTAAAAAAGTTTTAATGAACACAGCAAACCCTCAGATTTCTCTGAGGGTTTTTTGTTGTTAAAAATTTAAACAGCTTTGCTAAATGACTGAAGAAGTTCTCTTAAAGCCGAATCTGTTAAAAAAAGATCCGCCCTTTTTAAATAAGCCATCCCGATATAATAAATAGTTTCAGGATCATGTTCTTTTTGAATAGATTTGCTAAGATTTTTTGAAAGAATCTTTAAATCCTTTTTTTGATCTTTTGAAAGTTTAAGTTTTATAATTTCCATTTTTTTATTTTTTATCCCCACATTATATCAAATGGTTTCTCATTCATGTCGTATGGATAGTTTGTAATTTTCCAGCTATCGCATTTTTTCCTTAATTTTTTAAGACCAATATGTCTTCGAATTATACCCTTAGCTGATAGAAGATTGCCCGATCTGGTGCTATGATCTTTGTATAAATGAAGCCTAGTAGGCCCAATATTAACCCAAAGACCAAACCACATCCTATACTGAGCTATGAAAACCGGGGCTTCATTAAGAAACTGAATTTTTTGAACTCTGTATCTCGACATATTTTGAATATGGCACGATTTTTAAAAGCTTCTAAAAGTTCTTCTGGATCATGAGCTTCATCAATAGCTAAATATGTATCTCGATTTTTTCCGGTGTTGCAATAAAACATGAGAGGCATTTCTCTTCGGGAATAAACGCATTTAGGACATATCCTTTGCCTGAATTCCGTATTGGTATCTATCTCTTTGTTTCCTTCGATAGCCAAACACAAAGTACAATGTTCTATCGATCCAAATCCAGTTAATTCTCTAGCAACTTCTCCAGCATCTGTATAAGGATAGTTTTCAAGATTATAGAACCAGATTTTTTCCACTTCTGCAAGAGTGATTTCTTCATATTTTTTTATAAGAGCATTAAATGCTTCGATGTTTTCCGGTTGCTTTTTCATTAGTTTGTTTCTAAGTAATGAAATAAAACTGAAATAGGCCCAATTCCAATAACAATCCATCCCACGATAATCAGAGCTAAACCAATAGCTCCGAATGTAAAATGTTTGAGTACATCTCCGGCAGCGATAAATACAAATCCTATAAGAAGAAAAGTGAACAGGAATTTGATTCGATCCGATAGAGTTTTCATACTCTGGTTAGCAATCTTGTCCCAAATTGAAACTTTGGGTTCTTTAGGTTTTGATGCCTGAAATCTTGGGTCCATTACTTGGTCTCCTTAATTTTATAAGTTCCTTCGATCAAACCAAAGTTACTTTTTTCCTGAAAGGTATAAGTTTCGGCTGAATCTTTTGGGGTCATCGGACGAGTAAGATACCAGATGTTTTCATCTTTCCAGGTAACATGAACCAGTTTCTGATGAACTGGAAGTTCAATAGCAGCAGTTCCGCCAAAACGTTTTACCCTCTGATTCTTTGTGCACGATTCAAGTACAGAAGCATAAAGAATAAGAAGAAGAAAAAGTGCAGCGCCGGTTAAAAATCCTTTGAAAGCTGTTTTCATATTAGTTCAATATAAAGGTTTGTGCAGAATTGGCAGGAATAGTAGGAGCAGCAAAACCAGATTTAATTCTGATTTTGAGTCTCTCTTTATAAGTGCAAGTATCCCATTCAGTATGATATTCGAAATAGCTGTTAAAGATTTTTTCTTTGTTATTGATAACTCTTATAGCTTTCATATCTCCACCGATGTGAACCGGGTTTTGATTGCCATCAATAAATAACCATCCATCTGATCCCTGTTCACTCTGAACAAATATATTATTCAAAAGATATACGTCTGTAGTAATACCGCCAGACTGTTTGATGACAATCCAGTCACCAGTAGTAGTTCCAATAACAGAACCATTAGCTTTCATTCTCTGGCAAGTTCCTGCACATCCAGCCATGGAGACAGTAATTACCAATAACATTAAAACTCTAAAAATTTTTGATTTCATTTTTTGATTTATTAAAGTTAGGAAAAATTAAAATTCGTAAATAAGAATAAATGAAAGATCCTGCAAACCCCATGAGAAATTTCCATGGGTTAAAATTGTCCGGGACATAATGAGTGAGGATCAAAATGGTAATAAGCGATCCCCCTAATCCAATAAGATAAAAATCGGTATTAATAAATGGGCGTACTAGTTTTTGGAGTTTCATATCTTGAAAATATTGGTTTGGTGTCATTGATAAGATCTCGAGGATCCGTTGCTTGAGAAGTGTGTTGAAGAATTCCATTACGAATATATCTTACAAACACATATTTTTCATTGACTGATGTAACTATACCATGATCCCCATACCAATCAGGATGTTCACTTTCAAAATATTCCTGAATGAGATGTTTAGGAATATATCGAACCTTATCATCTTCCTTAAAATCTGATAATGCATTGACTGGGTTAATGTGTGAGTCTAAAACCATATCCATCATATTAAGAAACAAATATACAAAAAGAATCCCAAACTAAAAAATAATTTGGGATCTTTTTTAAGCTAAGCAGATACTTTTACCATCCGTTGAAGATTGACTTCAAACTGAGGGCTTCTGAATATCCACAATGTAGTTTCAAATCCAAGGTGCATAAGGGCAAAAGCGTAGTGACCTAATGTAATGAATGGTATTGCTATAATGAATGCGGCCCAGCTTCTCTTGGTCATCCCCCATGTTCTTTTCCAGAATACTTTTTCCTTAAATGCAAAAGCACTAATTAAGTTGAGCTGTTTTGGTGTTTTCATCTCTAAAGAAGTATTTATGAGCATAATGTAGAAATTTATGGGTAACCGAATCATCCGGTAGGTAGAAGACAAAAGATACTTCTCCTTTAGGTAACCCCAATGAAGAGATCCATTTATTATCCGTCTGACGAACTTCTCTGAATTTTTCATAATACGGTTTTGTAATAGTATCATGACGATCCAAGAGAACAAATCTTGTAGTTTTTGCATGAAGATAACCAGCATAATTATTAAAATCCATATACTGAGTTGTATCTTTTTTGCTTACCTCAAATTTGTATCTGAGAAGAGAAGCAAATTTAACAGTAGTATCTGCTTTTATTGTAGTTTCTCTCCACCAGAGTTCGTGCTGTTTAACCTTTGTAATGGTGTAGGGAATTTTTAAACCTACAACTCCATTGACGATGACCATTCCAATAAATGTGGTCGCAAATACAATGCATCCTGTTTCAAACTGTCTTTCTTTGATTTTCTTGCCAAAGATAGCAGCTGAAAGTAAGAATGAAAAAACAACTAGAATTCCAAATGTATACATGTCTTTCGGTTTTAATTATTTAGATACTGAACTTGTTCCTTCCGAAACAACTGGTGAATCCATAATAACTGGTGCGTCTTCGGGATAACTAACCCCTTCCCAACGAATACCTGGACAATAGTCTGTATAAGATGCTCCAAAGTACTCTCCAAAGATACCAAGGAATCCAATAAGACCTTTCCAAAATCCTTTAGCGCCAGCGGCGATAAGATATGAGAGATTAACGATAACAAGCTGCCATAAGAATGTGTAAAGGATGAATTTAAGCGGAGTCCAAACACACCAAAATAGAAAACTATAAGCCACTTTGATATACCATAGATCGGTTCCCCTATTAGCCATATAAGTAACTAACTTTGAAAATAACCAGCCAAGGAATGCGATAGTTCCAAGTATTGCGATACCAATACCTGCATCTAAGACAACAGTCCAGTTCCAATGATCCACTAACCAGAGAATACCCTTGCCAAGGAAATTAACTACAAAATAAGTAACAGTTAAGAGTACGCCAGTTACGAGGGCACCGGTAACTCGTTTGGTCCATTTTATAATATTTTTCCATGAGGCAACTGTATTAGAAACTTTGCCAAAGAAATCTCCTACATTATCTCTGAAATTTTCAAGTTTCTCATCATAAGTAGGAACATAAGGTTGATTTCTTTTTGCTGTTTCTTCTTCCTGACATATTTTTGAATAAACCTCGTGTTGTTCCGCTATCCAATTTGAAAATTCAGGACTAGCCTCACGATAATTTAGTTGAGAAACTTTATAGGCAGGAACTCCTTTTTTTGTTTCAAACCATTTTGCAACAAATACATCTTTGGAATATCCCCCTTTTTCATAACCATGAAATTTACGATAGAGTTTATTTAATTCCTCGTGATGCATCCATATTTGATAAACATCTAAATCAACCAGTTTATCCTCCCAGGCTTTAGCAGCAGGTTCAACCATTGTTTTCTCTACAATATTTTCTATTGCTTCGATTAATACGTTCCAGATATAAAAAATGAAACGAACTGGCAGAACGATTGCACAGGTCAAGAGACTAAATATCAACAGCCACCAGTATGGACAAAAATTGTTCATGTTTTGTGGAGTTGGAGCAGCTTCGCCTAGCACAAGCTTAACAAGCTTAGAGTGCCAGGAATTTGGGCTTAATGTTACATACGCTTTTTCCATTGTGATTTATTTAAATATTAGATATAAGATTACAAATATAATTAGGGAGACAAATGAAAGCCTTCCCCAAGAAAAATCGGTTCGATAATAAGACCTGTATCCCGGGCCAAATATTCCATTGTCCCCGGTTTTGCGAGTTTCAAAAAATATAGTATTGAAAGCCCATTTGATAAATTTCCACCCGTAATATAATGGGGTGAATATACATTTTAAAATAAATATGCCTGCTTCTGTTGCTTTTTCTTTTGCAGTAGGAAGACGATGTTCGAGACCTGTTCCGTCTTTCTTTGCATAAAGTTTTCTCTTATCCCTCTGGATTTTTGGTCTTTTGATATATAGATCTTTACTCATTTTTTAGCTTAGTTTTCCAATAATTCATTACAAGATCTGTTAATTCGTCCAGACTTTTATCTGTATTAATCGGGGTCCAAGTAGACCCGGTTTTTTTAAAGAGAGTATCTTTTATGGCTCTAAGCCACTTGTTATCAGCTTCATTTCCAAAATTGTTTATGTCAAACCAGAGATGCATGTTGGTAATTACTTTGGTTTTCTGAGACCGAAAAAGAATTTTTACAGTCATCTTTTTGATTTCTTGCCGAGTAATTGGTTTTTCGTAGGATCTAGTTATTTTCATTTTAGTCTTTTTTATATCTGCTAATGTACGACTAATTATCCAATTAAAAAAATTTTACCACTTAATTGTTACGGTTGTACCATCTCTTTGATCCCTGTGTTCATAAACTTCATATCCCTCTTCTTCCAGTTCGAATAAAACATCAAGCATAAGGGGATCGTAAAAATTTACTGAGAACTGTCCTTGATTAACAGCCCTTTCAATTGTGAGCCTAATCGCTGCCATTTGGTTAGCAGCTTTATTTTCCACGACACTCGTGGCTTTTGATCTTGCTTCTTCTGCTTGCATTTTCTATGTTCTTTATCTCCGTAAATAATTGTTCCAATCGTAAATACAACGAATAATATTGCTGCTACTGAACAAAAAATAAGAGTTTGTATGGTCTCCAAAATCTTTTCCACTATTCCTCATATTTAAGAAGGAATTTATTTGAGATGACTTTAAATGATAATCTTCCATTGTCACTGTAAGCTGGATTTTTAGCTACAAATACCACACCTTCTCTTGGACCTTCTACAAGCATTGATTTTCCATCAGCGTATAGAATAAGGTCTTCATACTTCTCGGGAAGTTTAAAGTTCATATCAATTATAGGAACTGTATCTAATCCCATTTCTGCCATCATTTCAAGGAATGTTTCGAATGGATAGAACTGGAATTTAATAGGATCGAAAGCTCTGAAGAACTTAACTATTTGTCCTTTCAGTTTATATTTGTTTTTCTGGATTCCTTCTCCAATAAGTTCCCCTTGTAGAGTTAAGGATTGGATTCCTTGCTGACCCATATACTTGGACATTTTTCTTTCCAAGTTAAGAGCTCTGGCAACTTTCCAGAAAGTATTTCCTTCAGTTTCAAGAAGTTCCAAATTTCTGGAAGCTATACCAAATGTAAGATTATAAACGAAAGGAGTCATGGAAGTTCCATCACATTTTTCTGTAGCAATCCATGTTTCTTTTCTGTAATCTTCATAATGCTCCAAAAGGTTTTGAATTCTTTCTTCATCAGTTTTTATTGAGTGTGAAGGAAATGCCCCCTTAACCAATCCTGCAAGTTCCGCTGGAATTGGAGCTTCATAAACTTTGATACCGATAAGATCCGTAAGGTCTTCCCCCTCTACAATTGGAATAAATCCGTCGGTATTTTCTCCTGGGTGTTCAAGTATAAGTACCTGTTCCCAATTTTCGTCCAGACCATATTTAGTTGCTTCTGGAAATAGATCTTCAATTTCTTCAGGAGTGTAAAGCATCCCATATTCATTGAGAATAGACAGCGGAAATATAATACCTTGGGAAATTTGTCCGCGAAGTTTAATTGTACGAATTCTGAATCCTCTTGAACGAAGAAATTCAAATTCGGGTCTTTCGGGAAATACAGAATCTATCTCTGCATAAATACAAAGATCTGAATCTTTAAATTCCCCTTTCTTAGCAACAACGGACCATCCTCTGATAACTGCTCTTTCAATTGAGTCAGCATCGGGGATCGGGAATAACCCGTTGATCCTTTCAATCGTTGCTAATTTTCTTTTAATATCTGACATTATAGTTGTTTTTCAAGTTTAAGTATATCCTCTTTAATCATCTCATTCCAATAACAGTCAGTAAGGTTTCCCCACCTATCTCGAATGAATGATTTTTCAAGTTTCCTAATTCTTATTTTTAATGATAATTTCATCTTTCCATTCCTTCTTTATCGAGTTCTTTTACTCGACCCCCAATAACTTCGACTTTTACATGACAATTAACCCCTCGAATTCCCTGAACAGTTTTAACATTTATAGAATCAATATATTTGATTTCCAAATTATAAGCGCTCCATAAAGCATCATAAACTCCATCTGCAAGAGGAACAGGATCCCCGGTCATACTTTCAAAATCTTCGGTTTCTGTTAAAGGAACAATCTGATAAATTGAGTTATTTGTTTTGAAAATATCATAAGCTATGATCTCTTCAACTACACTTGTATGCCATCCTGTATTTAGACGAAAGCATTCTCCAATCTCTGGAAAGTTCTCCGGAATCCCGATTTTTTCAAATCCAACAAGTATATTGTTAGGATGTTTTGCATCTGGGCGTTCTTCAATTTTAACTATTTTAACTCTTTTCATAATATTTTAGATTTCAACAATTTCCCAATCTGTAATAGGAACATCAAAACACTTATCAATCCAATAACCTTTTCCACTTTTTTCATTGGGCAAAATATTGAAATGATTGACAAGGGCTTTTTGTTTCTTAGTTAATTTGGGGTCATCTCCCCAAGTTTTGATAATTACTTTCACTCCATTACCTGCCCATTTTAATTGGGGCATTCTGGGATAGAGTTTCCCCGTTGAAGATAAGTTTCCTGATCCTCTTGAAGGAGTGAAATATAAACCTGTAGGTTTGTGTAAGATTTTATAGACTTTCATTTAAAATTGGGATGAACACATTTAACTTGACTACGATACTGATTGCACATTGGGTCTTTTTTGAAATCCCTGCCACTTTTGGAAACTCTATTAATGAGAGTCCATTTTGAGGATGGATCCACCCAATAAGCTTTAGCTCTATACCAGTGACCCTTTTTGAGTCCTAGTCTTGGCTGATCCTCTAAAATTTCTACTATCATTAGTTAAAAGGTTTATCGTTAAATGGACTGTCAAAAGCTCCATGAGGTTTTGGAGGATGAGGTGGATGAGGAGGATGCGGCGGATGTTCCGGGTGGGACATCATACACAAACTAATCGTATTATCCAACTCAATTCTCGTTATTTCAGGCTTCTGGTAGTTCTTCTTCATCAATAAAAACATAACTTATTTTTACATCCTGCAGTTTCTGAAATTTGGATTCTTCAATTCTGAAAAAGAAATCTGGAAGATAAATTCCCATGTAGGTATCAAAATGAGCAATTTTAGAAACATTTCGTGGAATAACATACATTCTTTCCTTTTCCCCTACCATTCCTCTCAAAGTACAATCAATACAATCCATCAGTTTATTCCAATGAGCTGAGTCAATCTGATTATAAACACACTTTGGTAGTTTATGCAGTTTCTTCTCAACCATTTTAAAAGTCTCAATACTGTCGGCTTTGATTTCTACTTTATGGTCTTCCATAGTTGCAAATGTACTTAAAAATATCTTAACTCGTTCTATTTCTTTGTTAAAGTTTCGTCAAGTTCCTCTTCTTCTGGTTTTAATCCTGGAAACAACTTGTAGAATCTCTTCCAAGCTGTTTTTCTTTTCTTGCTAGGAAATCTTATGTCCCGGGTATATCCTCTTCCATTTCCCCTATTGATAGAAGTTTTATTGTCCTGTCTTTCGGGTTTGTCATTGTGTTTGTAAATCTGGCTTACTTCTGAATGACTGGCTTTAATAATATGCCAATGCTCCATATATTCTTTTTCTTCAGTCGTAACTTTTAAAAACAAATCATGAATTCGATTCATTTCTTTTAATCTCTTAACATAGAAACCCCCATAACGGGAAGGATTCTTGTCTTCCTTAACTTTCTGAAATTGCTCCCGAATAATCTGAAGAGGAAAAGGAAAGTGGCGAGCACAGAGAGACAGGAGCTCGTGTGCCTCCCGTCTGCTAAGTTTTTCCTTTATGATTTTTTCATTTACCATATAGAAGTGTCATTAAGTAATCAACTGAATCCTTTCTGTCATCCCAGTTGAATCGGTTCATCAAGGCATCTCTCAAAACCCTATCCAATATATCTTGTATCCATTTACCTTCTTCGTAGTTATTGGATATTTCCTTAACATCATCTCCGTTAAGCATTACGCTTTTCATCGAGAAAGGTATCTGCCCCATTTTCATATTCAGTACAACTTTCTGAACTGAATCTGGAAGTATAACCGATTCCATTATAGCCGGAGCTTCCGAAAAACATTTTGAAAGCATGAATAACAGATCTTCGTCATCATGTTCAACATGAGGAAGTCTTGTAAACAGTTTTTCAAGAGTCTTAACATTTTTTGCAAGAGATGATTCTCCTTTAAGCCTCTGAAGTATAAATTTAGAAGGATCTATATCTCCAAGAAGACCCAAAACATAGAAGAAAGATACAGCGTCAAGATATTCCAATCCTTTGTCATAACGAAGCATCTTCTTTCCAAATAATGCTAGATCAACATCATAGAAATGAAGCAAATCCAAAGCTATCTGGGTGTTACCGTTTTTCTTTATGATCTTCATTAGCTCATCCATTATTCTTTCTCCGGATATGTCTTTTATAAGATGAGCATTTTCCTGCATAAGTTTAGCTGTAGGAATATCAAAGATATATCCAAAACGAGCTGCAAACTGTATTCCTCTTAATATTCTTAAAGGATCATCAATAAAAGCTTTAGAATTCGTAGCTTTGAGAATCCCATATTCAATATCCTGTATTCCATTATAAGGATCGATAACTTCCATTGAACTGCATTTGATAGCTATAGAATTTATCGTAAAGTCTCTTCTTTCCAAATCCTGATAGATTGTAACCCCTTTTGTCTGAATATCAAATCCCTTATGACCGTTACCCGTTTTTCTATCGGTGCGAGGTATTGCTATATCAAAAGGCTCCCCAAAATATCCTGTAGGTTTGAATTTTATAACTGCAAAGCTTTCCCCTACAATATCCACCTGTCCAAATGGCAATAGTATATGTTTGATCTCCGCTAATGTAAGACCTTCGACAATTATATCTATGTCCTTAAGGGGCTTATCGCGGTAGGCGTCACGTACACACCCTCCAACAAGATAAATATGACTTTTTACAAGGAGGTGACGAATCCAATGGTAATTTGTGAATTCCATCAGCAATTCGAATATTTTCTCTGGCAGTTCGGGCATCCTTTTCTTCATGTGACAAATGTACAAAAAGAAACCCAAATAAAAAAATATTTGGGTCACTTTATTTTTTAAGTATTTCTTATTTAAAGACCTCCAAAACGGTGTTATTAACATACAGTCTTTCGATAGATGTTTTCTTAAGAGAAACTTTTACTATCGTTGGATTAGTAATGTCTACTAGACTTGGATCCCCAGAATTTAAAAAAGCCTGACCAACAAATCCTAAAAACCAATCTGGAATTATATCTGTTTTATCAAGATAAAATCCGGTAACATGTTTCATTTGATAATCAGTATAAGAAAGGGATGCACTAATTGAATAGGAGAAGGGATACTCGCTACAGGTTGTAGCAGTTTTCTTGAATACTTTTCCAGATGCATCAGTCCCCTTATAAGTAATACTATATGAACCTACCATATAAAATGTAAAGGTTAAAGGAGTATTTTCCACAAGAGTCTGAAATTGCTCATCATTTAATCCGAGAGCCTTTTCAACACTTTCTGTACTAACAAATCCGCCGATTTCGGGATTCCATTTACCGTCAATACACAAAAATTTATTGTGTTCATTAGTAAAATATCTATTGCATCTCTCATTATGTTGTTTTTCACAACTAGATAAAGCAATAACCAAAACAATTAAAATTAAGAAAATCTTTTTCATTTTTTATAAAAATTAAGTTTAAAATCTGTAAAGTTTAAATACTGCGTCGTCACAGGGAACACATCTTTTAATGTGAACCTCTTTTGTAACTTTGTCTCCGGATTGGGTAACATATTCAACACTATTTGTAGCCCAATGGCAATAAACAGCCCAATCATGGCCCCAACCTTTTTTGGCGACCCAACGAAGAAGTTCATTCTCGTGGTTGTCAATCATATACAATCCTTCGGGGCTATTTGGAATGACCCCTGTTGCAAAAACTTCTCCTAAGGGCAGGTTTTCAAATTCTTCAAGTGTCATCATTTTTTTAAGGTTTTAATAAATTTAAGAATTTTGTGATAAGCTTCTTTTTGAGCTTGATCTTTTTCTATTTGATCGAAATCTGGTTGTTCATCATCATCACAATTTTCCATTGAATTGGATGCTAGGGAACTATTTAAAGCTTGTATTTCCAAATGTATCTCTCTAACTATTTCTTCTAGCCGAGGTAATTCATTCCAGTTTTGTATTGCCCATTTCCAATCCATGTGGTCTGCATGAGCATCATTACTCCCTCCATTAGTTTTGGGTCCTTCCATCAAACATTTGTTACATTTGATATAGACGGATTTATGTTTAAGATCTGTGCTTCCGCAATTGGGGCAGGGTTTAAGATCTTTTTCAGATATTGTAGACAAATCAGTCATTGTTTTCCCTCCCTGCTTACTTTACTTTCATCAATTTCTAACCATTCGCTATCTTGATATGCAAACTTGCACCAGGATACAGTCCAGAAGAAACCATTAATTCCGTGATTCCAAAAAGCCAATTCCCAGTCTCCGTTTTGACGTCTGACCCAATAGTATCCTTCCTCTCTATTCATCTTTATATTGTTTTCGATTCCAATATCCCATTTTTTCAAGCCAATAGAATGGAAGCATAAAAAGATCTATTCCAAACGGTTCATATTCGCATAAGGCTCTTCCAGTAACTAGCTTTAAAGTTATAGCATTGATAAACATCAAAATATAAATTATTCCAATGAGAATCATGCAACCTACTCTACCAAAGAATCGTAGAATTTTCATTTATCTTTGTCTTTTTTCTTAAAAATCTGAGCAAACATATTTGTAATTGCAATAACAACTACAACGAATACAATTGCATAGCAAGTAAGTCTGTCGTCCGATTGAGAATTTAAAAATTGCCAGATATTCATCGTCTTGGTGTTAAAAGTTTATTTTTTTCTTGTTCTACCCGTTCTTTCATATCCATAAGAACTTGCCATTTTTGGATAGGCATAATGTTTGTAATAAACATCCCCAGATTGTTAGCCCATGCGAATAAAAATACAAAAAGAACCATTTTCCATCCAAACCAAATAAATCCCAAAACAAGAGCTGCAATATAAATAATCAACCCGAGAATACCCATAAGAAGGGCTTTCTTTTCATGTTTAGCTATAAAATTAACAGGATTTACTTCCGCAAAATCTCCTTTTCTTTCCATATTATTCTAAATTTTTACCAATTTTATTATACCATTCAATCCACGAAATCACTTCTGTCCAAACTGTATGAAGTGCTATTTGATTTTCATAAAGGAAATCCCTGCCATTGAGACAATAATCGATACAATTTACCTTGGACCATCCTCTATGTAAAGATTTTTTATAACACTCTCGAGCAACGGGGATAAGCCAATCCCAGGATCTATAATATCCTAATTCATCATCCGTACAAACTCGTTCATCCCATTCGATTGGGGATTTGCGAAACCACCAAAATTGATCATGACCAAGTCCATTTATGGGTTTCTCTGAACGAATTAATCCCATAAATTCAGCAATCATGCTGTTTTTATCGTTTATCTCTTTCTGATTGTTTGTCATTATTTTCGGTATTATACCAATCGATGAATCCTAGTACTGCATCCCACATTGCTTGCCCAGCAAGTTCATTTCGAGCAGATGATATTTTTCCTAAATTAATAGAATGGTCTCCTACTCTTCCGATGTAAACTGCATACTCTTTTTTATATGAATGAACAGGGGTTTCACAATCTTCATCGGAAATATCATAATCGGTAAGCTTAGTTTGAACGTTCTGAATCACCCAATCAAAATATTCTCCATCTTTCTCCAAAGTTCTCATACCCCCAATATAAAAGAGGACATTCATAATATCGGAACCTTTTTGAAAAGTTAGTTTATATTCATAAATTTTATTAACCCCCTTGACCATGGGAATTAAAATAGGATTTCCAAATCCATTATAGATTTTTCCTTTTTTGAGAGTAAAGGGGCCACGATGTTCATCATCTTCAACATTTAGCTGAATGACCCAATTTTTTAGCCATTGTTTGGTAGGGTCTTTAAATCCTAAAAATTCAATGATTTTTCTATTGCCAATTTTTGCTTCTTCTGGAGTCATGATTAAAATTTTGTGGTCCAAGCTGGATCAGGTAAAAATTCATTTGCATAGCAGTCATCTAAAAACCAGTAAAGATTTTGCCATTCTTTTTCCGGATCAAATCCTGCTTTATCATCTATAAGGATATTGAAATAGAATTTCTTTTCATAAAAACCAAAATTGCCATTTTTGGACGATATATTTGGATTTTCATTTATCCCCTCAAAAACAATTCCTTCTCTCTTAAATCCTTCTAAATAAATATCAATCTCATTCGGGAATGAAGAGGTCCAAAGAATTTTTTTAATATCAGGGCGGTAAAGACAAAGACTCTGAAGAGTTTCTAAAGCCCATGGGTAAAAAATCATTTCAGTTCCTTGATATGTCGGCTTGATGATCGTTCCATGCAAATCAAAGACCCAATAAGTTTCATACCACTGCTTTTTGAAAGCCTCCAAAAACATTTTATGTATGTAGTCCGTAATCATTGAGTATCCTCTTCTCTTTCTTTAAGTTGCATCAAAAATTCAATTACTTCTTCCAACTCATCCTGATCAAACACTTCGTGTACAGGATCCCCGTTTTTTTCGTTTCCGTCAATTATTATCTGTATCATTGACTTCTGATTTGTGACGAATGAATGTTTCGTCTGTAATTTTAAAATACATAACAGCTTCCTGTTTATAATGATTTATAGTGAAATCTGCTATGATTTTTATTTGATCTTCAGTGCACATAATAGAACAAGGGATCACCTTTTCTGAAAAGAGTTTCCCGGCTGGACTTAACCAATGACCCTTTGCACTTTTCATAATAGTAACCCCACCAGTAAGTTTCCTGACGAACTCATCCCATTTTTGATGATGTTCGACCGGAAATTCCCATCTCATGTTATTTTCCGCTGGTACTAATATTTGCCAGATCTGCATTTTCTTTTATTTTGTGTTCTGTACATCCAAAAGTTTCTTCTGTTTCAATATAATCAACATAGCCTCCATCCCATCCTGTATGAAGCTCGATTTGCAATTGATCACTCCCTTTTAGCCCCCAACATTTCCCGCTATTAACAGCTCCGTCATATTCCCAGTTAGTCCTCTGCTCCCAGTGTTCGCAGGTTTTACATCGCAATGTACAATTTTTTTCCGTAACTTGTATACTATTTTGCGTATTTTTTTCGAAATCATCAAAAATAAGATCTATCTTATGCATTATAGCTCTAGGCTTGCCATAAGAATTCCTATCCTCTCTGAATAGTTTTTTTGCATCTTCTCTTGTCATTTTTTCCGATTATTAGGACTGTTATGGACATCATCAAAAGGACACCAGGTTCCGGTCATATTATTTGCAAAACATTCCTTGGTAATATTACACATCGAAGAAGTACATGCCCAAGCGGGACAGTCTGTATTATGATCGCAGAATAAACAATCGAATGGTTCTACATTTCGCTGATATTCTCTTCCTTTTAGGTCTCTTGTTGTATCCCTTGGCATGGGTCGGTCTCCTCGTGATCTTCTAATGGACAATGAGCAGGAATTGGATAGTCCCTGGTTAATAAATCGTAGATAATATTATAACGAGATTTCCTGCAAGTCTCACTATATTCTCCCAATCCCGCTTTAATAAAATGCGGGCATTGCGAACAGTATTTTATGATCAGTCTTTTAGTAACCATTTGTCTATTGGGGTTTCAAAACATTTTTTAGCTTCAGCAATATGAATATCTCTCAAACCGTGATGGTAACCTGAGATTTTCTGAACTGACCATTTTTCAAGTAATGGATTTATATCAAAAAGAGAATCATCCAAGACACAGATCCCCTTAACTTTATTACGGTGGCTTCTTAACCACATGCAAATTTCTTCTCCCCTGGTCGAACTCAATTTTTTAGGGGTAACATCTATGATTTCACATTTGGCTCCCCATGAATTAAGTATCTCTTGTAATTGATGAATGCTTCTTCCTAATCTCCATGAAGAACAGATAACGACTTTTGCCTGATTCTCTTCAACAATTTTATTCAAATTCTGAATAGCAATTTCATCATGAGGATATAATTCTCCCGATAAATTGGGCATTTCCCAATTGGGATCCTTTTGTTTTATTTCATAAGATTCCTGAACCTTGGCTGTGAATTCTGGATTCATTTCATCAATATGACCTTGACCCCAATATTTTGGATCAAAATCCTCCTCTTTCCATTCAACCTCAACGGCTTCAGAAAATTTCTTATAAACAGCTCTTACTGAATTAAGCACATCGTCAAAATCCAAAAATAATATGTTATTCTTTTTTGTCATCTTTTATAATTTCAGGATCTTTGGCATCAGTATAATTATCATGAAGAATTATTTCTCCGCTGTCTGGATCACAATATTTAGCAATAAACAAGGTATCTTTCTTTACCTTTCTTTTTGGAAATAATGGCTCTTTTGGAACCTTTCCATACCAGGGCATCTTAAAATTCTAAAGTTGAAAATTCGCCACAAGCTCCACAAGTTACATCAATTGGGTCTTCAGCTATTGAAGAATATGCACTAGGAGAATAGGTCTCCTTATTTTCCGCTTGACAATGAGGACATATCCAAGTAATCTTAGCGGTAATTTCGTAATCAGTAACAGTTGCTTTTTCCATATTATCCACAATCAAAATTCATCATAATCCATGTCCATAATTCATCAGAGTTGTTTACCTTCAACAAACTATTTCTTAACTTTTTATTTAATTCTCCTTCAATGATTCCTTCTATATCATCTGAAACCAAACTATCACTAGTCTTTTTAATATATGATATTATATCTCTTTCTCTGTGTTTAATTGAAAACTTAACGGGCTTACTCATCAGTCTCTTTCTAATTGTATAAAATCAATTTCTTCTGGAGTTAATCCATCTCTTCCTTTAACTCCATCATGACCATCTGATTCCATATATTTGGACCAGATCTGATTCCACCTATGATTTAATGCTTGATGTTTTGGAATTTCATCTTCATTAATTGGGTACCAGCCATAATGGTTTACCAGGTTTTCATAAGTAAAATGATCATAAGCTTTTGGTTTGTTTTTCATTTTACCAAAAAGACCATAACGCATAATATCCGGCTGTATTTCAAATATAGCATGATCGTCTGGACGTACCAAATATTTTGGATACCAGGGTCCTTTTAATTCTTCAAAATCGTGTCCCATCGTTAAAGCTTGTTAAATTCATTACCACATATTGCCACATAGAAATGCAATCAATTGTGTATCAACGTTAATGTTTGTTAAAAACTACCACTTATTGCCACTTAAGCTGGCCAATCCATATCTGGTGGGGGATCCTTTTTGGTTTTCTTTTTGGCTTTATTCTTCCAGTTTAGTCGTAATGACTCCAGCATCATTCGCTCATCCTTCTTCGATATTCCCATTGCCTTTCGAGCTTCTTTGGAAATACCCCAAACTGGTTTCCCCTCTACAATTTTATAATCGATAGGTATTGTAGCAGGAAGAGTCTTAACAGTTTCGGTAAAAATCATTAAATGAACTTTTGGAATTTTTTTCTTTTTACTCATTGTTTTAGAGCCTCCTCTGCTCTTTCAAAGTCCTCTTCAGAAACATAAACAGAGAGAAGATTTCCATTTTCGATCAAGGCAAATTTAATTCCTGCCTTATCAATTTTGGAAGCATGAAACATGCTTTGCTCCATTGCTTCTTTCCAGAAAGGTCCGCCTGAACCGGCAATTACACCGCTAACAGCTTTTTTGTTTTTGAGCGTTGAGCTCATTACTTTATTTTGAAACTGACTCATTTAATTTTTTTATTAGTTCTTGTTCGAATTCGCATTCAACATCACCGCCTTCAAGAATTTCTGGCATACTAACTCTTACGGATTTTTCATCAGCTTCGGGACCTCGGATAATTCTTACCCCTCCCCCAGAATGAATACCATAATCGTCACAGTCTATCGTGAATTTAATTTTAACAACATCTTTATCCAACTTAAACTGAGCATCAATCATTTTTTCACCATTACTTTCTTCGGAAGCAACCTCATTAAACTTATTGATAAACCATTCTTTATCAAAATTAATAATATCCTGCATCTCTCCCAAAGCCATTTTGTCCTGAGCTTCCTGAACGGCTTGCTGTAATTCAGCCCAATCCTGAAGTGTAAGCTGGCAAGGGCCATTCATAGAAATTCGAATATTCTGGTGTCTTTTTTCCCAATTCCTGTGTTGAGCAGAATAGATTTTATTTGCTTCTTCCCAATAAGAGTCCTTGCCTCCCCCATCATATTCGGGGAATACAGGATAGTCGGGCTGATGAGGTTTCTTATACACAATTACAAGAAGCTGACTGTCAAGATTTTTTCTTATCTCAATTCTCTCGTCATCCCCTTTAATATGTTTTGCCTTCCATTTGTTCTTGTCTTCTTCAGACATATTTGGAACAAAGGTTCCAGCAACACCGGAGTCGGAAGAATACATTTCATTATGCTCTTTCGTACTCCTTATCTTTTGCGGCTTATCGAAATCCAAAACGCTCATCGTCGTCTTCCATTTTATATTTTAAAATCGCCGTAGGTTTTTATTGGAATACCTTTCTTATCAGCTGTTTTCATTTTGCTGCTGGTAGAGCTGTAAGAATCGGTAATCAAGAACTGACATTTTTTATCAGTTATAGCTACGTCTTGCAACATAGGGAATTTAGAGATAAATTCTGCCTTTGTTGGGAATCCAAATTCTTTTGGACTTCCAGTCATACAAACATAAATTGTTCCTGTCATGGTTTCTGCTTTTTTAGGTTTATCAATTTCGATACCCAGATTCTCAAGATCCTGAACAACTTTCATAATGTAAAGACTTACTTCCGGGCTTCTCATTTTATAAACTAAAGCTCTCTCCAAATTTGAATAATCAAAATCCAAATCTGCATGTTCTCTGGCAAGCTGTATTGAAAGTTTGTCACCTACGTTATCATAACCGAGCATCTGAATAACCTGGCTATAAGTAAGGGATTTGATATTTCTGAATGCTTCGTAAAAAATCTGCTGTGAACGTGAACCTGGTTTCAAACCATATTTTTCATAATCAACCTTTCCGTGGATAGAAAGAACTGCATAAATTACTTCATACATGTTTTTAAAATCCTCCGCAAATGGTTCGATGGTTTTCTCACCAATTCCACGAAGTTCAAGAAGTTTAACTGCGCCGGCAAGCTGTTTGGCAACTCTACCTTTGCAAGTTTCATTTGGGCAAATAAGGTGAACCCCATTATATTCTGTAGGGGTTCCGCATGCTGGGCAAGTCTTAGGAAATAATGATCTGATAGCTACTTCCGATTCAATAACAACGCTCTGAATTTCAGGGATAATGTCCCCCGCTTTTGCAATTGAAACTACTGCACCTGGGCCAATTCTATGTTCTATAAGATAAGCTGCATTGTATCCCGAAGCCCTTCTGACTGTTGAACCATCAAGAAGAACAGGCTTTAATAAAACTGTTGGAACGATTTCGCCTCTTTTTGAATTATTCCAGAAGATTCCTTCATATTCGGTAATAACCTGAACTGGTACGAATTTTATTGCTTTTGCCCATTCGGGATCGTGGCTATTTTCTCCAAGAAGTGTTCTGTACTCAACTGGAAGAGAATAAACAACTCCATCAATCTGATATTCATATACCTTACGAAGTTCCTCATAAGTCTGCATTGATTCAATAAAACTATCTGCAGTAACATCATCCACCAAAACATTGTTTGACTGGTATGTAGATTTATAAAGATCGTTTTCGAATAATTTCTGATCGACATGTTTGCCATTCAACAGAAAATGAAGAGGTTTAAGATGAAGTTCTGATACTTTGATCATATCTTCTTCATCATTGCCAATAACTCCAGCAACATAATTTCTGGGGTTAGCAAACTCTGCAGAATATTTTTCTTTAAATAAAGCAGTTGGAATAACTACTTCGCAACGAATTTCAATAACATCGCCTTCATAAATTGGCTGATACCTTGAAATCAATTCGGCAGGAATCATATTCTGAAATCTTTTCATAATATCTTTGCCGGTAAATCCGTCGCCTCTGGTCAAAACATTTGAAAGCTGAATTCCTCTGTAGATGATATTAATTGCATTGCCATCATATTTGCAAGATGACATGAGGGGAACTTTATGACCTATTATAGATACGCATTTATTATACCATTTAAGGAAATCTTCCTGCATATAGTTGGTTCCTTCTTCGGTAGCTTCAATCTGAATCTTGTCCAGAGAAAGCATTTTTGTTGGATGGGTAAAATCGAAGTCCTTCCTTTTAGAACCAACCTGATTAGGAACTTTTGAACCATATTCTTTAAGTATAGCTTCGATATAATCAAATTCGGAATCCTCCATTGTAGGAACTCCGTCATAATAAGCTATTTTGTTTTTTAAATAACGCTCTTCTAATGCGTTTATTTGTTCCCGTGTGTATGCCATATTAAATAGTTTTCTGTTATTCCTATAAATTCAACATCAGTTATTTCTGAAAATTCTCCATCACATTTAACTGCGGTACCTTGAAATTCAAATTCAGGTTCATTAAGATCTGTAGAATATCCAGATGCACCATACATAAATACATGGCCATCACCAGCATCATCATATTCGTCTCCAATTTCCCACTCAACTTCTACCTTTTTTGATCCATATTTTTCAGGTAATTCTTCGAATGTGAGCATGTTTGATTATTATTTAGGGAACAAATATACAACAAAAACCCCGAAATAAAAAATATTCCGGGGTTAAAATATCGTTAATATTCCTTGTCAAAAGGAAGTTCTAACTGGTTCAATGCACAGAATAAGAACAGAGAATCTTTTTGAGAGGCTGTCAATTTATCCTTATTCATGACAAACTTTATGTCAACTCCATCCCATTTCATTATCCTTACCCATCCGGCATCCTGAAGAGCTTCTGTTGCTCCGTGGGCTTTACTTATTATCCTGCCGGCTTCTAATTTACCCTTTGATTTATCCAAGTAATCCCAAGCCCAAGCATCATGTTGTGCAAAATTCGGAACTGGATAATATCTTCCATCAGGGTTTAACCAGCCGTTCAAACATTGATATTCTTCAAATCCCTGATATTTGGAATCCATTGGCGGCGGGGTATAAGTTTCCCCCTTTTTCTTAGCTATTCTTTCTCTTATACTCTGCAGAGTTGGACGGAAAAATGGAAATTCTTTATGATAGTTTTCCTGAACCCATTTCATCTCTTCATCGGTTATTCCAGTCCATCCCAAAGCATCCAAATGCTTCTTGCTGGAAGCTTCCAACTCAGCCAATTCTTTCCTTTTCAATTCGGTTTCAGCTTTCAATTCCTCTGTTTCCCTCTGCAACCTTTCCGTATAAGCTTCTATTGCATCCAGAGCTTTTTGAGCTGTCTCCATCATGGACATCAGCTGTTTTTCGGTGGGTTTCTTTTTTTCCATACGACAAATGTACAACAAAAAACCCAAACTAAAAAATAATTTGGGATCTTTTTACTCAGGAAATTTAATTTCCAGTTTGTGCTCTTTTGTCAGATCGCAGGTAGAATTTTCCATAATCTGAAACGTTATAGAAGGGTTTCCGGATTCAACCTCAAGTTCTATTTCTATAAGGATTTTTCCCATAATAACATCGGTAATATAAACGATATACTCCTTGGTCTTCTGAGTGAACTCAATAATCTTTTCTAAAAGTTTCTGTTTTTTATCTCCAGGAACTGTATAATGAATACGAACAGATGTTTTAAATTGCTTGTCTGAATAGAATTTAAATGATAGCGGAAAATTTATAAAATATCGGTGCTTTTTTTCAACAATAAGGTAGAATGATACTAGTTTCTTATTTCCGACTATGGTATACTTAGGAGGAAGTATCTTAAATCTGCAAGGATTTCTTGATGCATCGTCGAAAGGTTTCTTAAATATAGAGATTATTAAAAGTATGCATAGAACGATAAGTGTTGCAAGCAATAAACTCTGTACCATCCACTGGGTCTTATTTTACATATTAAGAAGTTGCTGAATTTGGACTTTCATTCTATCTATCTCCTCCTGCTGTTCTTTAATAATGTCTAACAGGCTAGACCCATTTAGTATAAAATCGAGTGCACTTATTTCACCATGTACTTCTAACTTATATATTTCCGGTTTTTTGCCTAAACCTACTCTTCCCTTATGATCTACAATAAGATGATAACTGTCATACTTTGCACTAGTAATGCCCAATATAGGACGATTTTGTAGATAAGAATCTTCTGAACTTCTACCATCTAAAATGATTAAAGGAATATTGGAAGTTTTGCCATTTCCCGCGCGTCCGATAATATAAAGACCTGCATCTTCTTCCGTTTGACCCATCCCGATAATCTCTGGCAGAAACCCATTCGAAGTTCCATTCCCCATAGAAAATCCCCTTTTACCATCCCCAATATGAAACGCTGTAACAATTTTATTTTCAGATACTGCTATATCAAAAACATAAGTATAAAGAGGGATTCTGCCAAGACCAACTTGATTACCATTATATGTAAATGGATTCCAAATTACTTGTTCTAGTTTAGGCAGGAGTACAGGTTTCCAAACAAGACTTCCATCAACAAGATTTAAAGTCATTGAGGTAGAACAATCAATTAAAAGGGGAAAAGTTTCTTTAAAAGAAATCCTTTCCCCTTCTACAGAAACTTGATTTAATAAAATATTATTTGGTTGGGGTTTCATCTTTTTTCTTTGTCGGGGGTCTTCCCCTTTTCTTTTTTTCAGGGGGAGGGACTTTTGAGGCTTTATATGCTGACCATTTTTTGTATATTTCGTTGAGTTCAGCACACTTTAAATAATCCTCTTTGTCCTGATAAACTTTGATTAATCGATCAATAAAGGTTTTGACTTTATCATCAGTCAACACAATAATCATTTTCTTATCAGCAAATATGGCAAAAACGTCTCCATCTTTATAATTGACTTTTAAGAAATTGTAGCATTTTTCCGCAAATCCTGGAAAATTCTCTTTTCCATAAAAATCGGGGGGTTGACCATCTGGGTCAAGACTAAATATTACTCTTTTATCTATTGATATAGCAACTTGAACCAAAGACATTAAACTTGGAGTTCCCTGCTGTTGTCTTGCTTGTGCTATTTCTTCTAGTGTTTGTCGGGCAACATCATCCAAAAATAGTAGCAATGTTTTTTTAAAATCTGCATATCCATGATGAATAATACTTTCCGAAAGATTCCAAGAAGGATTTACTTCAGTATCATGCAGAAAAACTACATGAGAATAACAATGAAGTTGAAGTACATCTGATCCCAATTTATTGTAATCGTCTGCTACTGGATTTTTAAATTCTCCCCAAACACACCAGGTATTTGGTACCTCGTCTAATCTTTGGGTTTTCATATTATCGAATTCCACAAAGAGATTGAGAATCTCCTGATCGGAAAATGTATGTTCTTTGGGGGATAGTTCCTCCGTTAGTCCGTTACCATAAAGGAGAATCGCCATAATGATATATAGTTTATATAAGTTATTACTTTTATATATTGTATGATTAAAAATGCAAAAAGTTTATGGAAAAGGAATTCCATTTTGTTTATGTTACTACAAATCTTATAAATGGAAAACAATATGTTGGGGAACACTCTACTAATGATATGGATTGTCGGAAAACGAAAAAATATACGGGCAGCGGATTATACATTGATAATGCGAAAAAACTTTACGGAAGAAAAAACTTTGAAAGAAAGGATTTAGAATTTTTCCCAACAAAGAAAGAAGCTTTTAATGCTCAAGAAAAATATATCCAACAATATGGTACTTTAAATCCCGATGGATACAATATTAGTCCCAAAGGAGGAAACTGGGGTGGAATAAAAGGATGTGCTTCTGAAGATACAAAGCGAAAAATGAGGGTACCCAAATCTAAAGAACATAAAGAACATATGTCTTTAGCTTGGATTGAAAGAAGAAAAACTCCGGTTTCAACACAAACTAGAGAAAAACTAGGAAAAGCAAGAGAGGGCAAAACCCATGATCAAAACTCTAAAGATAAAATAGGATATGCCAATACTATCAGAGTTTGGAAAGATGAATCCCGATTAAATTTAAGCAAAAAAAGATCTAGTACACATCATTCCGAAAAAACTAAAGAATTAATTGGCAAAAAAATACCATGTAAATATTGTGGTAAGGAAATGAATGCAGGAAATTTAGCTAGATACCACAATGAAAATTGTGTTTTTAAATTTACTTTGCAAAACGTTGACGAGCTGCATCAGTAATAAAAACCCATTCTGCTTCGCCAATAAATTCATAAAGATTTCTAGCTCCGCAATAACTCATATTAGATCTCAAATAATCTTCAAAATTTTCAGTCCACTGATGCAAATTATATTCTACTTTTTGATATTTTGTAATTCCTTCGGCAGTTACAAGTCTGGTTTTTCCCCATTTTCTTTGAACTGCTTTTGTACTCATTCCACGATATTTTTTCTTAACAGGAAACCCCCATTTCCATAATGTCTTAGCAATATGGAATGGGATTTTTACTCCGTAAAGATAATTGAACCCCGCACTTTGCATAGACTTGTTGAATAAGGATCCTACCATCACGTAATCTGCACCCAAAGCTAAGGCCTTAATAATATCATCGAACCCTTGCATGCCTCCGTCTGCCACGATTTTAGCATTCAAATTCGAGTCCTTCTTAATTTTATGACATTCGCTTATTAAGGATCCTAGAGGATAATTTATAGCTACATTTGCTGCAGTAGTACATCCGGCTCCGGTTCCAATAGAACATCTTACATAATCTGCTCCTGCCAATGCTAAATTCTTATAAGTCAATGGATGAGCAACATTACCCACCATTATTTTTATTTTGGGATACTTAATTTTTATTTGAGCAACTATCTTAAGCAACCTAGTCATGTGTCCGTTAGCAATATCTATAAGAATATTTGGATAATCAAAGAAATGATTGGTTCCTTCAATAACTAAATCCATTTCCAATTCCTCTTCAATCTCTTGTAACCCAAACGATTGAAACATATATTCTTTATCCAATGTTCCCAAATCTGAACAATATTGTCCTCTTGGTATGCAAGGAACAATTCCTGCTCGAACATAAGCCATTCTATTCTTCGAACATACAACCGTATCCATGGGAGCAGCTAATAAAGGTAATGTATAAAATGCTCCATTGAAGTCCTTTCGGGTTTGACAGTATTTTCTACTATCAATGCCACTTTCTATAGCTGGGATAATCGAAATGTCTCTTAAATCAAACTTTTTGTCCATGATTATATTTGTATAGTCCTTATAAAAGAAAAACCCCATAAAGTTTTATGGGGTTATATGATTATTGTTCGAGTTCTTCTGCGCCAGGTTCTTCCTGAATTTCTTTAGGTGGCTCTTTTGAGGTAGCCTGTTGAATTGGAAGTAAAACTGTTGTAGGTTCTTCTTCTTTAGGTGCTGGAGCTGCTGGTTGTTTGGTTAAAGTTCTTCTGGTTATTGGGGTTACTTTAGGAATCCTATAATTAGGATGTTCTACAATTTCACCAATATTTTTAATTCTAGACTCTGGTATTTTAAATACTGCACCATCTCGAATAGTCTTAGCATAAACTCCTCCATCCGGATCCAGCTGATATATTTCTATTTCAATATTTACACCCTTTCGGTTAAGATAATCTCTAACTTCTCCAACATGTAATTCCTGACCTTCATCTTCAACTGGTTTGGTAATTGGTTCAACCTGTGGTTTTTCTTCCTTACCCTTATCAATTGTTTTGTCCTCTTTATCCTTACCAAGTTTCTTATCAATATCTTTAACAACTACGATTGGCCTATTGTTTTCTTCATCTTTTTTAAGAACAATCTCTTTACTTCTTTGAGAAACACTTCTCCAAGCCATTTTATCAAGATCATAGAATGTAGCAACTTTAGGACTCGATGGACGAATTCCCTTTGGATGGTCTTCATTAGGAATATATTTCATCATAGTTGTTCCCCTAGCTGGACGAACCTCCCCATCAAGTTTGATGAATTCAAAGTTTAGAATTTTCTTTCTAAGTATCTTACGAAGTTCGGGAACGGTGATAGGTTCTCCATAAAGAAACTTTTCACAAAGTAATTCTTTATAAAAAAAGTCTACAATTTGTTTATCTTCCAGTTTCTCGCATATACGAGAGCCGAAAAGTTCTTCTGCTAAAATGTTCTTAATTATAAATTGATTCATCGAAATTTTATTGTTATTCCTAATTTGGAACGTATTTTTTCTATATATTCTGGGGTTATGGTAGGCTTTACTAAATCCATTTCTTCAGCAGATAAAGGACTTAAATTAGATTTTCGTTTCATTGTAGGATTCAAATTAACCCAATTCTTTTTGTATAAGTTGAAATATACTTTTCCTGAAGGATTTGAAGCCGTCTTTTTTCTTCCTATATGACCTATTCCTATTACTAAAACAAGACGATTCTCCATTTCCTCTTCCTGAATATAGGAATAAACAATATCTGTATATTTATTTACAAGAAGTTGACCTGGCTGCCACCCAAATAAAATATCCTTTATTTCTTGATCGGATTTAGCTCTTTGAAAATTTACGGATTCTTTTATTGGGTTTTTTAACTTATTCCAATCTATAAATTTCGTATATACCTCTTCATTTTCGGGGTCTCTAGTTAATTCTATAATATAATTATATTCTTTATCAGATAACGTTGCCATTCCTGATTCATGCATTGAACATTGTGGCCAATCCTTATTCCACATCATATCTTGAAATAGGAAATCTTCGCAATCTCCTTCTATAATTCCTAATTTAGTGGAAGAAAAACAATACCCATGTTCTTCAAAAAACTTATCCTTTCTTTTATTACTTATGAGGTAAACGGGAACTCCATTGTGAATATCATTTTTTGTTGAATTTGACACAAACTGCCCATTCTGAAAACCGCCAAAATGAGTTCTCATAGCTCTTTCATCAGAAAGTCTTTTAAAATTTATACTTTCTCTTACGATTTTCATACGAATGGTTTTACTCCTACTAATTGAATTACCCTGTCAATATATTTCTTTGATTTTGGGCTGGATATAGCATTATAAATAACTAGTTTTTCCATTTGGGTGGGTTCCTCCAAACTACTCTCTCTTTTTACAACAAGCCCCTGAAATGGTCCTAAATGTATAAAAGCATAAGGGGGATTTCCTGAAACGGAACCTATCTCCAAACAATGAATAGTCCAGTCATCAACTCCTCCTGGTATTAATTGATCTTTTTTTTCAGCAAAAACATATAGAGTAATCATAGCTCCATGAACAGCAAGTATTTGTCCACGTCTCCAATCGAATAAGGATCTTTTGATTTCTTGCTCCGTTCTTCCTCTTTTAAATGCTTCATTTAATGTTGGAGATATTCCGGTGTCCTTCTTTATCTTAGACATAAAATCGGGATATTGAGCTATTTTCTTTTTGACTAATTCTATTTCGAAATCTTCCAACCCTCTTTTTCCTTCTTCAAAAAGACTTACTTCTTGTAATACCTTGAGATTGCTTAAAGAAAAATGTGTAATTTCCTTTTGGCCAATCGATCTAACTAAATTTCCTATTTGATATGTGATCATTCTCGGGGTTGAAGTAATAGAATTATCATCGGGGCCAATATACATATAAACTTCTAGATATGGTTTTCGATTTTTATCCCTATCTCTTGCAAAAGTTATAAGTTGACCAGGACGAAATCCAAGAAGCTTATCTTTAATGGATCTGCCAGAAGTATTACGTTCAAAATGAATTTCTTCTCTAACAAGTTTACTCAGTTGTTCCATCGAATTCGTCTTCTCCATTTTTTTCAGCTTCTTCGCCAGCTTCTTTTGTTTGATAAATAGTACCATCTTTATGATTAGGAGGTCCATAAAGGGTATATAGTTGAAGGTCTTCTGTATCGCTTGTATTGATTATATCGTGTTCTGCTCCGCCAGGAACAAAAACTGAGTCCCCATCCTTAACATCGTATTCTTCATCATTGATAATACATTGGCCTACACCTTCTTCAAATCTAAAAAATTGATCTGCTTCGTGGTGTTCTAACCCAATATTTTCACCGGGTTTCAAAGTCATCAATACAAGTTGAAGATTCTTACCAGTATAAAGAACTTTTCGATAATTTTCATTTTCTAAAGTATCCTCTTGAATATCATCATGAAATCCTTTTTTGGTTGATCCCTCTTCGGGGCTCGTTTCGTCTTCTGCGGGTTCTTCATTTCCTTTATCTCGAGCCATGTTATAGATATATTCCTCCATTTCATGAACATTTACCCCTAGCTCATCAGCTAATTCGTGAATGTCATCGTCTTCAAATTCCCCCTGATAATTATCAATAAAATCCTCAATAGCTTTCTTTTGCTCTGGAGTAAATTTATCTTCTTCCTGGTCCTCAGTTACCCCAGCTTCCTCAGACTCGGTTATTTCTTCAGCATAATGATCCAGTTCATGATCATCTTTATTTTGATCCTTACTCAATAGTTTATGAGTATCCTTATCAATTTTCCCGCCTAAAGTTGGATCTAACTTTGTAGCTTCCGATAAAAAATCCGATAAACTTTCTGTAACTAATTTCATGATGGGTATAATTTATTTATATATTCCACAAAAAAGCCTGAGATAACTCTCAGGCTTAATTCTTTATCCGCATCGGGAATATTGTTAAAATATTGTTAAATCAAGAACTTTTTCGTTAAACATGTCTAACAAATAGGATAAATGCGATGCAATGACTCATTATAAAAAGCAAAATCCTCAAAATCCCCAAAGATATATATAAAAAATTAGTGCAGTAGAGGGGAATCGAACCCCTACAAAACGATGCGTTAAAACGTTACTCTATCCAATTAAGATACTACTGCAACCAATAAGAAACCACAATATATTAATGTTGTGGTTTTTGCTGTTTGGTAATGTATATACTCACAGGAAGGGTTAAAGTTTTGTTGCTTAGCGTATTTATTTCCAAAGTAGAAACAATAATGAATGAGACAAAAATCTGAATATATAAAATAAATACTTTCATATGGAAAAGTTGGTTTATGAATCCCTGGATGAGCTGAATGAAGACTGGAAAAGTAAAATAGCTAAAGGACTTGTTGGAGCTGCCTTTGTTGGAAGTATGACTGGATTGCCTTCATGTTCTTCTAAAACTTCTGATAACTATGATAAAACTGAACAAACTTTCAAAACTAATGACAAGAATTGGAAACATAAAGCTTACAAAAATATTTTTGATGAATTAAGCAAACACTATTATTTAAAAAATGCTTTTATAGAAGGCCCTTCTTCGATGTACTATATAAACGATAACAAAACCGGCTGTAACATAGTTGGTAATGAGGAAAATATTAATAATATCAAGAGGGATATAATGAAATATTTACAATCCGAGCCAACCCCTTCCAAGGAAGATAAATT